GTTGCCCCCTGGGCTCATAGCACCCGGCAGGCCGCCAGTCCGTGCCGCGTTGACCTTGGCCGTCCAATCCTGATTGACGCCGCCCCCGACGCCACCGCCGCCGCTCAGCGGGTTGAACGCTCGGTGCCGGGCCTCGGCCGCCTGCTGTCGCCCCGTCCACAGCTGATCAGACGCCTCCTGGGCAGCGCGCGCCTTGACCGACGGCGCAACGCTAGGCCCGCCCACCATCGTGCCCTTGATGCCGTCGTCTGCCGTGCTGGCTGTGGCCCCACCCGGTAGGAAACGCCCGCGTGCGTCTCGGCCATCTGACCGGCCTGTAGTGCTACCCGTGGCCCCGCCCACGCCTGCGCCTGGGGTTGGCGCTCGCATGCTGCCCGTGCTGCTGGTGCCGCCGCTGCCGGGCACGCTAGACCCACCGCTGCCGCCGCCGACGCCCAGCCCGTCAGCGCGCGCAGCTGCCGCGTTGAGCTTGTCGAGTAGGCGGGCGATCCCCGCCTCCGCGCTGCTCACGTCGGCCTTGACCTCAATACTGGTAGTGTGGCGCTCGTTACTCACTGGCCGCGTCCTCCCATGCCTCGCGCTCCCAGGCGTCCACTACAGGATCGCCTGTGACCAGCCGCCCCTGTGAGTCTCGGCCTACGGGGTTGGCCAGCGCGCGCCACTCCGCGTCTGGTAGCGCCAACAGCACGCGCTCAAGGTCGTGCAAGTCGACGCACAGCGGATCAGGTGTCCGCGAGCGCCACCACCACCCCGGCGACCCCCTCGCCGCCCTCACCCGATCCAGCATCGCGGCGAAAGTAGGCGGTAGCGTGGGCCTCCACGGCACCCACGATGCTGAACAAGAGGTTATCGTCCTCCTGCACCGCGTCCTCCATCCACGGGGGCGCGTCCTGTACCGCCACCGCGAAGGTGGCCATAGCGTGAAAGCGGGCCTGGGCGCGCGCGCTGAAGTGATCCCACGGCCCACCCGCCAACACGGCCGCCATGTGATCGATGTGCGTTCGTTGCTGGCCCGTGGGGGCCGTCACAACGACCGTCGCCGTGCGCTCGTGATAGGTGACGTGCGCCGGGCGATCACGGGGCACAGGCGCGCTCACAGCCGCCTTGCTGGGGTCGCTGGCGTCACGCGCCGCGCGAAGGTCAAGGGTGCGCATTACGCCTCGTCCTCATCCTTCATGCGAATGCCCTGGAACGAGACATTCTCGGACAGGACGCCAGCGCCATCCACCGACCAGCCGCGCTGCTCGATCACGCAGCCCGTGATCGTCTCCATCGCCTCATCGGTGATCGGGTCGAACAACACCGCGTCGAGGGGCGGGAAGTTGAGGATCGCGGCCGTGTCCCCGCGCGCCATCAGGCCCAGCGCCTTGGCGCTGCCCCGCTTGATCCGCACGATGGCAGCGGTGAACTGGACCATGCGCCGCATGGGCACGATCTCTTTGCTGTAGGCGTCCCCCAGCACGTCGATCCGCTGAAGGCTCTGCGTCTCGCTGCCGTTGCAGTTGGTCGCATAGCCGACCTCAGTGTCCCCGATGTAGAGCTTCGCTCGCGCGCCGCTGATCGTCTGAGTCGCCATCTATCAGGCCCCCGGAATGCGGACGACCGAAGCCGCCAGAACAATGAAGTTGATCGGCTCGACGGCCGCCGCCTCGTAGTTGATGCGGAAGGTATCGCCCAGATCGTCAACGCTCATGTTGCGCCACGCTTTGATCCAGCCCAGCCGGACCTGCTCATCGAGTCGGGAGCTGGCCGCCGCCTTGATGCGGCCCGCCGTGCCTGCGATGGCCGGATTGCCGATGCGGGTGATCAGCGCGCTGCGCAGGTCGCGGACGCTGGTCTGCACGCTCTCCCAGGCCGACACCTCGGACAAGATGGGGTTGTCGTCGGTGAGGTAGGTCGTGACGCTGCGCGCCACCTTCCAGCCCAGGTTGTCCTTGCGGAGAATGACCACGCCAGCCGCGATCATTTCCTCCGCGTCGATGTTCGCGCCCCAGGTCTGGAACACGTCACGCACGCGGGGGCGGTTGTTGGTGAGGGGCCACGCAATCGGGCTGCCAGCCTGTCCCGCGCCCATCATCAGGGCGAGGTAGCTGGGCTCCAGCGTCGGCGTGGTGCCGTTGGGGTGGTCGACCTCGATCTGGTCGCCCACCAGCGCCACATAGCGCGTGTTGAGCGCCGCCGCCGCCGCCTTCACCTGGGCCTTGGTCTGGTTGCCGACCGTGCCCACCCAGGCGTTGCGCTCATAGCCCTGGAGCGCACTGTCGGTGCAGTGCTTGCTCATCAGGCCGTGGACAGCTCCGTCGGTGCTCAGCGGCACCACGATCTGCACGTCCTGATCCTTGATCGTGTCCAGCGCCGCCTGCCAGTCGGTCGTGCCGACGGGGCTGGCCTCGGACCCACCCAGCATGTTGCCGCTCTGATCGCTGCTCAGGTCGACGGGCAGCAGGCTGGTGCCCCGCTCGGCCTCCACCAGCTGCGACACAGCCAAGCCGCTGACCAGCTGCGCCACGTCGGACGTGAGGGTCAGCAACGCCAACGCGCTGACCTCGCCGTTCGTCGCGTCCAGATCGGCCGCGTCGGTGCTGGCCGCCGTCGGGTCCAGGGTCGCCGTGGCCCAGCCGTTGATCTGCCCGATCTCGGTCAGGACGCCGGACACCTTGCGGCCCGTGTGCGGGATCAGCCGCCCGTTGTCACAGCCCACAGTCACGGCAGGCGTGAGCGCGCCACCACTCAGCAAGCTGGCCACGCTGGTGATGCTGCCGAAGCTGGCCACCGTCGGGATGCTCAGCGCGCTCACGTCGGTGATCTGCACAACCTCGGCCTGCGGCGCACCCGCCAAGTCGGTGCCCGTGATCGTCACGTCCAGCGTCTCACCGGCCGATGCGTTCACGTCGGCGCTGACGGTCACCACACCCGCACACGGCGCGTGGTCCCAATCGGTCGCCTCCGCAATGGGGTGCACAGCGCCCAGCAGGCGCGTCCACTCCAGGCGCGTCTGCGTGTTGTTGATCTGCACCACAGCCAGGGTGAGCACGCCACCCGTGTACTGGATGGTGCCCATCGCCGGGGTGTCGATCTCGATCTCTTCGGTGATGCCGTCGCGCAAGAAGGTCAGCGTGTGAACGGTGCCGGTCTTGCTCACGTCGTAGTTGAGCCGGTTGCCGGTCAGCCCCCACACGCGGCTCTTGAGCACCATCGCCTGCCCGCCCAGCGTGTCCAGCAGGTCCGCGAAAGCCTGGGTGCTGGTGGCCGTGCTGACGACCCACAACGACGACGCACCGCCCGGCACCGCGTCGTCGGCGAACGGGTCAAACGCCAGCTTGCCGATCAGCTTCAGATCGTCGGACGCGGGATCGTAGTCTGCCAGCGCGCGCGCGCTGGTGAACTGCTGCGGGGTGGACTGCTGAAAGCCCGGCAGGTCTGCCACAAGGGCCACCGCCCCCACGCTGGTCCCGCGCCCACCCAGGGCGTCCGTGTTGATCTCGGCCTTGACGCCGGGGCTGTAGATCCGCCGACCGTTCAAGAGAATGCTGCTCGGCATGTGCGCCTCCGTTTACGTTGCGAGGATACCCTAATCCTCGGTAGGGGTCACGCCGCCAGGGGTGCCTGCTCCGGTCGCGGGAGGGGTGCCCACGTCCTCGGGCACGTCCCCCAGCTGCACAAACCACTCAGCCGACGCCACAGACCCACCGGGCAGCTGCTCGGGGACCTCGATCTCAAGTACCGCCGAGTAGGTCAGACGACGGATATAGATCCCCAATTCCTCGGCCACCAGCATTTCATCCATGCCCAGCTCACCAGCGCCGTCGTACTGCACGCTGATATAGCCAGACTTAATAAAACTGACGGTCGCGCGGATCATAACGGCCTGGATCACTCGGCACAGGCTGCGCGTTACCTCGTCGCGCTTGGCCATGACCGTGATCTCAGCCGTCTGCCCTACGCCAAAGCCGATATGCCGACGGCCCCCGATGATCCCCTGCGATTTGCCCAGGTAGCGGTCTGATACCGTCTCGCCCATCAGCTCCACGCTCACCAGGGGAAAAGCCTCAGGCGCGCCTGGGGCGAAGGCTGCGCGGAAGACGGGGGGGTCTGCGACTAGGGCCGCGTGCCACTCGGCCGCCACCCCCGCGCTCACGCCGGGCAGCAGCTCCGCGAACGCATCAACATCGTCTCGGTAGCCCACCCACCCGTTGTTCAGCGCGTGGACGATGTGCATATCGAGGAACATCAGAACACCTCGCGGATCAGGTCGGGCACCTTGGCCTGCACCTTGCGCGCAAGGTGGCGCGCCTTCACGCCCTTGCTGCGCCATGCGGCCGGGTCGCGGTTGGCCCACGATGCCCGCCGCCAGACCTTGAAGCCGCTTGTTTGCCAGCCGCCCTTGTCGCTGTAGGTGCTGGCCTCGCGCACCAGACCCTCTAGCGGGTCGCTGACGTGGTGCGCGCGTAGCCGCTGCGCCCAGCCCGCGCCCAGCCTGCCGCCCCTGGACAGCAGTTGGTTAGTGGCGGGGTCGTTGACCCTGGGGGACAGCTTGCGCGCTGCCAGCAGCGCCCTACGGCCACCCAGGCGCTCGATCTCCAACGGGCCGGGGACCTCGGAGCTGGCCCCACGGCGCTGAAACGGCACGTTGACGTAGGGGCCGCTCTTGCCCCACTTCAGGTTGCGTGTACCGGCCCGCAACAGGAACTTGCGAACGTCGTAAGCGCCTTCAGTACCGATGCCGCCCGGCCCCATGCCGAACTCAACGATGCGCGCGAGCTGGGCCGCCTTCTTGCCCGCGTCAGGCCCAGGCAGGCTCACCACCGCGCGCGTGTCGGTGACCTCTCTCACCCCCACGCTCTTGATGTAGGCGTCTGCCGACCGTCGAAGCGAGCCCCGCGCCTCCGCGACCCACTCAGCCGCGATCACGTTGGCCAGCGTGCGCAGCTTGCGCTTTGTGTCGCCGCCCATCAGGTCTGCGATGTTCACGACGCGGACCCCGTTACCAGATACTCAAGCGTACACATGGCGTTTAGGGGCAGGCTGGCGAAGCTGGGCGACGGGGCCTTTGTCTGGACGATGGTGTCGCGGTACGGGTGCGGCAGGTCGGTGACCAGATATACGGGGTTGCTGTAGTAGCTGATTGACCAGCGCGCGCCCACAACGGGAGGGTTGATCCAGGCCAGCGCGCCCCCCACCACGTTGAAGTCCACGCCCTCCACCAGATCCCCGCCCAAGGGCGCTGTACCGTCGGCGTCTGCCTGATAGGCGTGCATTACGCCGGTTGTGACGGGGGCCGTCAGGTCCAGCGTGCGCTCCACGATAGGGTAGCGCGTTGAGCTGGGGTCCTCGCCGCTGTAGGTGTGCGTCTCGCGGTAGAGCTGCACACTGTCGCCCAGGGTCACACGGTCGCCCAGGTTGAGACGGTGTTCGGGTAGCACGCTCAGACTAACCATACCGCTAGCCATTTCCCCGTATACCTTGAAGCGGTCGGGGTGCGTTGCGGCGCTGGTGATCACGCCCCTGATACCCTGCGAGCTGTGGAACAAGTAGCCTTTGCCCTCACAGCTGGGGCAGTCCACGCGGGCCTGCCGGGTGGTCCCCGTGTTGCTCCCCAGGTCTGCGTCTAGCACCAGCCCAAGGCCCACAGACTGCCGCGAACAGGGGCACTCACTGGACTGCTGCCACGTCAGCTCTAGCCCGTGCGTCCTCACCAGCTTGCGGAACTCTTCTGGCCGGAAGTCGACCCGAGGTAGCAGCTTGACGGGGAAGCGCGAGGGTAGGATCGGCATCAGATGATCGCGATATTCATCATGCGATAACGGGCTCGCAGAGCGGGCAACAGCGCGTCAGCCTGCTTTCGCAGCTCCAAAATTCTTGCGCCGAAGCCGGAATTTGTGGCGCTGGCCGTGGTGTTAATATTTTGGCTCAAGCCGTCCATGCTGGTGGAAATACTGGCGATTCCGGCCCCTACGATCAGGTCACCAGCCACCGCGAGCGGCATCATGGCCGCGATGATCGCGACTACCTGCTTAATGTCGTCGGGGATGCTGTCAGCGGTGAAAGTCACCGTGGCATCGCCGCCCGCTGGTGCCGTTGTGACCTCGACGGTGAAGCCGCCCAGGGACCGGCTTTTGAGTCGCAGGCCAGCCGCACCGTTGGCTACCGTCAGCGCGAGATCCGTCCGATATCGGTCGGCCATCGGCGCGTCAGTCGGGAACGTGTAGGTCGCTTCAGTCTGCCCCTCGGGGATCGTCAGCGTGTCCTGATAGCAGGTAAACCCGCACTCGTAGTCGAAGCTGAAGTAGCCGGGGATGTAGTCAACCGTCTGCATCACGTCGCCCGCGATGAACGGGATACCCGCACGGATGATGTAGCTCCCCAGGCTTTCCTCGGACGGGATGATGTGGAGCTGCCCATACATGGGCGCGACCAGCTGCACCCAGGACACGGGAAACTCGACGGCCGGGAATGACCCGTACCGCAGCCGCATGCCGGTCACCTTGCGGACGGGTCGCTCGTCCAGGCGGAAGGGCCACCATGCTTGGCGGTTGGGTGCGTAAATGTCGTGGCGTTCCTCAATCACGCTGAACTGGTCCAGCACGATCCCCAGCTCAGACTGCACGGTCGCAATCGCGTGGTTGATCGCCTGGGTGAACTGCGCGTCGGGGTAGGGGCTCCCGTCGTCCAGGGTCAAGTCCACGCCCAACAGGGTCGTATCCTTGAGCCACTGTGGCGTCAGAATCTCGGTGATCCTGCACTCGGGCACGGGAGCCCTCCAGATAGGGGCCACGCGGCCCGCAGGCCGCGCGGCTGGGTGGCGTTAGGCGAACGCCAGGATGGTGAGCACGTCGAGCGCCTGGACGTTGGGGGCAGCCCCGCCGCCGAACCCGATCAGAACGTCACCGTCCTGAATGTAGGCGGTGTCCGTCGCGCCCAGGGTCACACCCGCGCCGCTGGGGTTGGCCGCGAACGCCATGAAGCGGGTCACGGTGAACGGGAACGCGAACCGGCAAGTCGCCGTGCCTGCGATCATGGCCGCCGTGATCACGCGGGACGCGATGGCCATAGCGGGCGTCTCGTCGGCCACGCCGCCCAGGGTGTTGAGGTTGACGTTGCCCACGTCCCACACGTCGGCCGCTGCGGTCAGAGCCTCGGCCAGCAGCACGTTGGGGTTGCCCGCCAGGACCGACCCGCCGGGGGCGTCGGCCGCCTTGATCCGCAGCGCCGTACCGGCCCCGATGGCATCAGCCACGATCCGCTCGGTGCCGTTGGCCAGCGCGGGCAGGACGCCACCCGCCAGGAAGATGCTGGGGTGCTCGTTGTCGGTGACGCGCGCGTTGATGGCCAGCACGAGGTTGGCCAAGGTCAACGGCGCGGTGCCCCCGATGGCGACGGCGATGTAGGCGTCGTTCGTCACGTCGGCGGCGGGATCGCGGAACTCGTAGGTGTCCGCGCCGATGCTGATCGTGTCCGCGTTGGCGTTGATCGGGTTGGTGGCGAAGTTGAGCACGGCCACCGGCACGTTGCCGTGGGCGCGGCTGGCCGCCAAGGTGCGGAACGCCGTGGGCAGCCCCAGCGCCTTCAGGTTGGGGTCGGCCGCCTCGGCTCGCTCGGCCTTGTAGAGCGCATAGGGCTCACTCATGGTGATCCTCCAGCCCCCCGACTAGGGGGGCGCTTGGGTGGCCTACAGGCCCGCCGAGTTGACGCCAGCGTTCTTGAGAACCCAGGTCTTGGTTGGGACCTTGACGATGGGCGCGCCGAACAGCATCAGCATGAACGGCTTGGTGGTTTCCACCTCGGCCAGCGGCCGACGCATGTAGTCCAGCAGCTTCACCCACTCGAAGATCTGGGGGTCGTGCTTGATGGCCAGGATCTTGCTGGTGCCCGGCTTGTCGACGTTGTTGTCGACGATGGCCGTGCCGCCCGCGCCGCCGTAGACCACGGTCTGCATCAGCTCGGCGGTCGCATAGGTGCCGTCCTTGGCGCTGCGGAAGATGCGGTAGTAGGCGGGCAGGATCGCGGGAGCGCCCGCGATGGTGAACGTGACCTGATCCCCGGCGACCACGGCCACGCCAGCGGTCGTCAAGAACGCCGACACGCCCTTGGTGCCCACGGCCTCGATGAAGTAGGTGTAGGTCCCGGCGTCAGCCGCGTTGAACTGGCTCGCGCCAGCCGCACCCGCCGCGATGGCCACGCTCAGGGTCGGGGTCGTCGGGATGGTGTCGCCCACGCCGAAGTCGCGCGCGGCGGTCTTGGCGAGGTTGGTGGGGACCGGCCACTTGTTGTAGAGGAAGGGCGCGCTGACGATGGGAACCGGCCCGTAGGGGCTCATCACGCACAGCTCCTTGGCTCCCCAGGTCAGCTTGCTGCCGTCCTGAATGCTCAGCTGGTCGTGTCGCCCGTGGCTGACGGTCTGCCGGATCAGCTCGCTGTGGATGCGGGGCTCGACGTAGATCGCGTCCACGTCCCCGTAGTTGGGCGCTCCGTACAGCTCGCCCAGCATTTCCTGCAACAGATCGACGGTCGGCGCGGAGCCAGCCAAGTCGGTGACGTTGCTCGGCGCGTTGTCCTCGATCTGCTTGAAGATGCCGTCAAACGCGAGCGGGTTCACGTCGGAGTCGCCGTGGAAGATGGCGCGCTCGGTGCGCTGGAGCAACCGGATGGTGCCGCGCTCCGTCTCTTCGGCCAGCGCGTTGCGGTTGGCCCCGATGAGGCCCACCATCGTTGCCACGTCGGTGACCTCGCGCCGCTCCGCGAGATACTTGATCCGCACGCTCTTGCGCTCGTACTCGCTGCGGTTGGTGGCCGGGACGCTGCCCTCGGCGAAGAACGGGTCCAAGTCGGCCCCGTGCTCCTTCACCACGCTGTACTCGTGGAGCGTCTGGGTCACGTCCCGCTTCGGGATCCGCTTCCACAGGCTGAGCTGCTTCATGGTGTAGGTGGCGCTCGCGAGCACGCTCTCGATGCTCTGCGGCACCAGCGGGCTGAAGGTGCCCGTGTCGCCGCCGCTGGTGGTCGCGCCGGTCTGGTAGCCAACGCTGGCCGCCTTTCGCAACGCGGTGTTCAAGGCAACCAGATCCGCCACGGGGACGTTCTGGTTGTTGTTCGGGATGCTCATCATGATCTTGAATGTTCCTTCAGGGGCCTCCAGGCCCCGTCAACGACGCCGCAGCGCCAAGCTGATCAGGACAGATTGAAGTCGGACGCCACCTGCTGCGGGTGATGCCCGGCGTTCAGCCGGTTGATCGCGGTGTTGAGCTGACCGCGCCGCTGGCCGGTCGTCTCGTCGTTGGCCAGCTCGACCAGCGCCTTGTTGATCAGGTCAGGGGTGCCGGTCGGCGCGGGGGCCTCATCGGCGGGCGACGGCACGGGGCGCGCGCCGCTGAGCCCACGGGGGGCCTCGGGCACGTCCAGCGCCTTCGCGATGGCCTGGGACCCGTCGCCCAGCTCGGCCACGTCGTCCCGCAGCGCGCTCAGGTCGGCGCGATAGGCGCGCACTTCCTCGATCAGCGCAACCATGCCCTTCGCCATCGCGTCGTTCTGGGCGCGGAACTCGGCCAGCACGGCGTCAGCCCCCTGGGTGACGGCCTCCACAATGTCGGCCGCCTCATCCATGCTCTTGGCCAGATCCTCGTCACGGTCGGCGTGCTCTCGGTCGAACGCCTCCCGCAGATCGCCGAGCGCCTTGTTGAGCTGGTCGCCGCTGTCGGCATCCAAGTTGGCGAGCGCCTTGTTGATGGTGTCCTCGTCGGCCCCCGCGTCTCGGAGCGCCGCGATCATCGAATCACGGTCCATTGGTGTCTCCATCGGGGGTCGTCCCCGTCGTCATTGTCGGCGCGGTGCGCGCGACGGTCAAGCGTTCCTTGAGGTAGTCTACCGCAAGGTGTTGAAAACTCTACGGACGACCGACGCGCACTCGTCGTCAGTCAGCCGGGGGAACTGGCGGCGCAGCTCGGCCTCAAAGTCGGCCACAGCCGGGTTGCCGTCCAGGCTTTGCGGCACCAGCGGGCTAAAGCCCGCGTCCATGCCCGCCGCCGTCTGGTAGCCGACGGACAGCGCCTTACGCAGATCCATGCGGGCCTCGGGGTTGACCGGGTGCTCGCATACGCTGACGTTCATCACGCGCGCCTTGAGGATGCGCTTTGGGTCGGCCTTGTCCCGCTCCAGCACCTTGCCCTCAACGCTGAACCCGTAAGCGCGCTTTGCGCCACTTTTGCGCATGGCTTGGGCCGTCTCGTAGATTTCGCGGGCCTTGGGCTGGTGCAGGTACAGCAGGCCCTCCACGAGCGTCTGGTTGCCCTTGCGGATCACGCGCTCCGGCTCGCCCAGGATCAGCGGGGTGTGGTTGTAGTTGAGCAACCCGTGGTTCTGAAAGTAGCTCCAGTCCACGCCGTCCTGGGCCAGAATCTCCCCCTGGAAGTCCCGCGCCTCGGTGCTGATCACGCCCCCGATCTTGCCCATGCCGATGTTACCGAATCCCCCGTTGGGGTTGTCGGCCTTGACCAGCATTGGAGCCCAGGTCCGAAATTCGTCGCTCACGCCGTACCTCCTTGACGCCTGATCCTACCATCAGCGGACACGCTAAACCCAGGCGGGACCACGCGCGTATCACACCGGCAGTTAGGGTGAACCGGCCACGCGGTCGGTAACCAGTCGGCCGCCTTGCGCCCCACGTTGGTGCCGTTCACCAGCAGCTCACGCACGCTGAACACGCGCGGCCCGCCCTCACCGTCACGAAACAGGCGCAGACAATGGGGGCACGCGCCCGACTCAGTGACCCGCATCACGCGGCCCGCCTCGCCGTAGTCGTCAATGGCCTGCTCGACCATCCCCAGGTTGTGCGCGCCCTGTAGCTCGGTAGCCGCGATGCGCGACCAGTTGTGCGAGTAGTAGCCGGTCGCGTCTGCCAGATCGCGCGCTAGCTTCTCCTTGTCGCGGTCGGTGAGGATGCTGTGGGCCGTGCGCTCTCGGATGATGGCCTGCATGGTCGCGCGCTGATCCGGCTCAACCTCTTGCTCAATCCGCTCGCCGTCCCAGACCTCATAGACGGCGCTGCTCGCATCGTCGGCGTAGGTGTTGCCCAGGCCCCGGCAGTACGCGCCAGCCCGGCCGACGGCGTGCTTGTAGCTGGCCGCCTCGTGCGGCCCCATCCACGCGGGCGCGCCGTCAGGCTCCACCACGGGGGCGGGGGGCTCGGGCAAGCTGGTGCCCACCTCGATGCGCCCCCCCAGCTCCAGACCCATCTGAACAGGGGCCTCTGCCAGCTCGCGCGCCATGTGAGGGTCCCAATCCCCCAGCGACCACTCGCGCGCGGCTAGCGCGTCGTCCTCGCCCAGCTTGTCGTATGCGCGACCCAACAGCCGCAAGTAAGCGAAGGGGTCAAGGGTCGCGCCCGCCTCCCCGACGGGGATCTGAACGCCACCGATGCGATCCACGTCCAGCGCGCCCGACTCCAGAAGCGCCTGGATGCGGTCAGGCGGCACGGGCGCATGCTCGACGCCGAACAGCTCGATCAAGAAAGCATCGTGGAAGTCCACGATCAGATCGCGCACCACCTTGGCGAGCACGTCACGCACTACGCACAGCCTCATCCAGCCGCGCCAGCAGCCGCGCCTGCATCGCGTCGTATGCGCCAGCCACGCGCCCCGCGACGTGCGCCACCGCATCCAGTTCGCCACCACGCGCCGGTAGCGCCTTCGCCAGCTGGGCGCAGCGGGTCAGCTCGCGCTCTGCGTCCAACAGGGCCGGTAGACGCCCCCGCAGCGCCGCCGCTGCGTCAGCGTGCCCCAGGGCCTCCAGCGCCTTGCACAACCCCTCCTGGGCGCGCTGGGTGACCTCTGCGGGCGTCAGGTCGGCCAGCTCCCCCGCTCGGCTCTCGGTCAGCTCAAGCCGCATTAGAACAGCCCCCCTTGTGACGCCGCCGCGTCAGCCTCTTCGCGCTCGCCAGCCGCCACCGCATCAGCCGCCGCCTTGCTGGCCGCCGCCGCCGCTGCCTTGTCTGCATCGCTGCCGCTCTCGTGCGCCTTGCGGTGAGCCTTGGCCGCCGCCGTGTGTGCGTCCTGGGCGCGCTCCTTGGTGCTCGTCCACTTGTCGCCCCCCCACCGCTCGGGCAGGCCCTCGGCCTCGGCCTCGTGCTTGTCAGCCTCGCTGGCGTGGTCGGTGGCGGGGCCTGCCTTCTTGGCCGCCGCTGCCGCCTTGGTGGCCTTAACGTGCTTCTCCCGATCTGCTGCCGCCTTGGCCTGGGCCGCGTCCTCATCGGCCGCAGACCCGAACGCCTCTTCAAAAATCGTGTCGGCGCGCTTCTTGTCGTAGAACGCCAGCGGCTCCGCGCCCGGCTCCTGCTTGTGCGCCTGCTCGGCGTACTTGCGGAACACCTTGGCGAGCTGGACGGGGCCGCCTTGGTGGATCAGCGCGTTCAGGATCGCAGTCGCGCGCGCGTTCGGCCCCTGGGCAGGGTGCAGCCCCGTGGCCATCTTGCCGTCAACCTCGCGCGCCTTCACGTTGCGCTGCCACGCCTCCAGGCTGGCCGCGCGCCCCTTCTTGCCCTTGGGCAACCCGTACTTGTCCTGAATCTCGACCACGGCGTCCAGCGCGTGCGCCAAGTCCTCTTTGACGCCGTAGTCAGCCCCCGCGCCCTCGGCCTGCACCATGTACGGGACCGCGCGCGCCAAGGACTCCATGATGCTCTGCGGGACCTCGCTCAGCAGGTCCGCATCAGGCACCATCGACCCCACCAACACGTTCTCTACCAGGGCTACGCCGTTCTGATTCAGCCGCCCATTCTTCATGTATGCGTTTTGATTGGCCGCGCTGATCACGCCCGCCCGCTTGAGCTGGTTGACGAATCCCTCCGCGCCCTTGCCGCGCAGGTAGGCCGCCAGCGTCTCGTCAGCGCCCATGCTGGTGCCCAGCTCGGCCAACACCTTGCTGTCCATGCGCCGCGCCTGGGCCACCGCCATCGTGCGCGGGTCCATAGCCTGCGTCATGCTCTCGTTGAGCTGGCGCACGAGTAGCTGCTTGTGGGCGTCGTCGCGCGGCTGCACCTTGCGGACCAGAACGGGAGCCTTCATGGCGTCCACGTCGTCAGGCTTGAAACCGAACTGCCGCGCGTTGTCCTTGAGGTAGCCCTTGAGATCAGCCGCCTTCGCGCCGCCCTGCCGGTAAGCCCGTTTCATGCTCATGCCGCGACTGTTGCCGCCCAGCACCACCCCGTTCTCATCCACGATTGGCGCGCCGTTGGTGGCGTCTGGGTTGGTGTTGATCACCAGATCGGGGCGCAGGTTCTCAGCGTTGCCGATCACCTTCAGCTGCTCGGCCTTGTCGCGATGATAGGCCCGTTCGTTGCCGACGTTGTGCCGTGCGTCCTTGCTGAAGGTGGCCGGGTCGTGAGACGTGATCACGTCGTCGGCATCCATCAGCACCCACTCAGCGCCCATCGGCTCAGGCTGGCCAAACTCGCCCGCGACGTAGACCGTCGTGTGTGCGCCCTTTTTGGTGGGCTCGGTGCGCGGGGCGACGGATTGCAGCCCGCCCAGGAAGACGCGCAGCTGGTTCATGGCCGGGTCGTCCCGCATGCCGGGGTATGCCTGGGCCATCGCCTGCAACTGGCCGATCATGTGCGCCGCCCGCACCTTGGCCAGCGCCTCCGCGCTCATCTTGGCATCCATAGCCAACGGCTGCTGCTCAGCGTCGGGGCCTGGGGTCAGGGCCAGCTTGAGCACTTCACGCAGGTGCGCGATCTCGGACGTGGCTCGGTTGACCACACGCTCCATCGCCGCAACGGACCGGGGCAGGTGGATCGCCGCAGCAACGTGCTTTGTATCCACCGCCTCCGCGCCGTCAGCCTTGGCCAGATTCTCAGCAGCTCGGGACAGCTTGCGGTAGTTGCGCGCGACCCAGGCCGTCTCACGGTCCAGCATCGACCCGATCAAGGTCTGCCGCGCGCCGTCCGTCCAACCCTTGCGCTCCAGGGTCCAGCGGATCGCGCGCTTGGCGTCGTCGGCGTTCACGCCAGCGCGCCCCAGCGCCTTCTCCAGCTTGGCGTGGACCTCGGGCAGCCGCTTGGCCATATCGGCAAAACGCTGGCTGTCGGTGTCGCCTTTCAGCTCGCTCAGCAGCTCCGCAGGCACATGCTTTAGCACCGCACCCGCGTACTGCCTTGCGCGCTTCTCGGCCCACTCGTAGAAGCGGGACCCGTAGTGCTCGGCGAGCATCTGCGTCCACTCGTCGTGGCTGACGGTCTTCTTTTTGCCGTCGTCGCCCTCGATGGTCAGGCCCTCGCTGTGGACCTTGTGAACCTTGATCTTCTTGCCGCCCAGGTTGACCTCTTCGCCCTCCTGGGCGCTGCGCGCGCTGCTGCTCTCCGCGTAGTAGTAGCGCCAGCCGCCGCCCGGCTTGGGCACGCGCCGAACGTACTTGTGCGAGCCCGCTTGCTGCCCCTTGATGGCCTTGGCGAGCATGGCGCTGAACGCGCCGTGAGCCTTGCCGAACAAGCCCAGCTGTTGCTGGGGTTCGGCCTGCTTCTTGCGCTCGCTCTGGCGCTCAAACAGCCCTTGCTGGGCGCTGTCGGCCTTGGGCTTGCGCCGGGCCTTGGCCGTGGCGGGGGCCTCGCCGCGCCGCCCCACCAGCGTGCGCCCAGCCCCGTCCGCCTGGACGTGGTAGCCCGCCGCCTTGAGCCGCCGCACCACCTTCTCATTGTGGCCGCGCTCAACGGCGTGCAGCTTGTCCACTTCCTCGGGGCTCAGGTGCGCCTTGGGCTTGCCCGTGTGATCCCGATGGTGCGACTCAATGTGCTTGACCTCTACCAGCGTGGCGCTGTGCTGCCGGACGTGGACGCCGCTCGCCCCACCCTTGCTCGGGGTGGCGTGCCTGCCCTCGCTGTGACCGTGCGCCCGTAGGTGGCGCGCCAGCTCCCCCTGCTCGATGCGCCGCAACGGTGCCTTGCGGTTGCTGCCCTCGTCGGCCGCGCCCAGGATGCTGGTCTGCCGGTGCTCCAGGCCGCTCGCCGCGTGCCAAGGGATCGTGTGCGCCGCGTCGGCCCACTTGCCGTTTTTGGGGCCAATGAACGGACCTTGCTGGGCCTTGGCGATCACGTCTCGCAGGGTCAGGTCACGCACCGACACGGGTCACCTCCTTGCGCAGCCACTCGGGAACACGGCCACCGTCAGCGCGCAGATGATCGTACAGCTCCCGGCACAAGCGCGCACGCGGAACGATGCCGGGCTCGGGGCGGATCAGCCCGCCGACGGGGCATAACATCTTGATCAGGTTAGTGGCCTGGGTGGGCGTCATGCTCATGATGCGGTGTCCTCTCCGTCTTCGCTCAGTAGCTCGCGGACCACGAAGTTATCAGCCCCCTTCTCCCGGCCGAAGAAACCGGGGTCGACGCCCAGGGCCGCCGCCGCCATTTCGGCCGTGGTCATGCCGGGCTTGAACATGGTTTGGCTGATAGCCGCGTCGGCCGCAGTCGTCGCCCCCACCAGCATAGACCCCTCTCGGATCTTGTTGGCGACCTTGGCCTGCACAATCAGGTCAACAGGCGACCCGACCGGCCGCAGCACCTTGACGCGCTCCGTCTGCCCCTGCCGCCACACGCGCCCCGTGGCCTGGGTCAGCTTGTCGGGCTCCCACGGGGTGTTTGCCCACCCGACGAAGTTGGCGCGCTCTTGCAGGTTCGCGCCCGTGCTCAGCGCGTGCGCGTTGGCTAGCAGCAGCTTGAATTTGCCGCTGTTGAGCCCGCGCTGTAGCTCTCGCCGCCGCGTCTTGCCCAGCCCGCCGTGGTAGTGCGGAACCTCGCCGTCGAAGCCGCGCCGCTTGAGCGCGCGCCGCATTTCATCGACCCATGCCGCGTTATAGGTGCTGAAGATGATCCCGCCCGTCTCGGGCTGCTGGCTCATGTGCTCAACGTAGGCGTCTGCCAGCGCCGCCACCTTGGGCGACTCATACTCAGGATTGGCTGCGCCCCAGGTCCCGTCAGGGTCCAGCAGCGCGGGGCTGATCGCGAGCTGGGCAGCGCGTAGCAGCATCACCTGGGCGTTGGTGTGCGCGCCGCTGGCGCTCAGCCGGTCGACCTCGCCCAGCTCGCCAGAGTAGGCCCGCTCCAGCTCCGTCTCTGCCTGCGTGTCAGGCGTGATCTGCATCTGCCCGCCCACAAAGGAGCGGATACCGCTGCGAATGCGCCACTTGATCTCGCACCAGTGCGCGAAGCGGTCACGAATCTGGGCCTGAAAATCGGACTCCCCGACCCTGGGGGCCAAGTCCACGCGCGTCGGTAGGTCCACGTCCACGTCTGGATCGTTCATCGTGCGGGCGAACATAACGTGCGAAGTCTTCTGGTACAGGTCGCCCATCGTCTCAGGGCGCGCGCTGCCGTCCTCCCAATGCGTGACCCCACCCTTCTTGCTCAGGTGCCGGTAGGTGTGCGCGTCTGCGAAGTCCTCCCAGGTCGTCCCCATGCTGCCGGGGGCGATGTTGTCGATCACATGGTAGAAGTCTCGGATCCCGTTGGGCTTGGGCGTGCCGGTCATGCCCACCACGGGGCCGTCTGGCTCGGTGACAACCTTGACGAAACCCTGGGTGCGCGCGGCTTCGGGGTTCTTGAAGCTGTGGACCTCATCAGCAACCCGCAGGATGCGCGACCCCTGGGCCTGCATAATGCGCTCCAGCACAACCTGATCACAGGTCGGATCAACGCACTTCAGACCCTTGAAACTATCGTCGCCCACCGCTCTGCCGTCGTCGGACCAGACCCAGCGGTCCCCCTTCTTGTGGATCGCGCGCTCTGGCCGTAGCAAACGCCCCTTTGAGTCACGCTGTTCGGGTGAGTGCAGGCCCTCGATCTCACCACCCAGCTTGATCGCGCGCGCCTCCAACCTGTCCAGGGCCGCCTTGTCCTTGATCTTGGCAGGCTTGGCCGCCATCGAGTCAGGGGTGCCCACCAGCACGTCAATCTCGCCCGCCTCAAAGGCCGCGTAGGCTTTGAGGCGCTGGGGCTTGCCCTTACCATCCAGGCTCACCACCCGTGCATCGCTGACCAGCTCCCCGTGGTCCTCCCAGCTCCCGTGGGCGCTCTTGGGGGCCAGAACTAGCGCCTTGTCCACCGTGCCCCGGTTCCGCAGCTCGTGGTACAGGCCAAAGGCCGCCAGCGTCTTACCCAGGCCCATCTCCATCGCCCACAGGGCGCGCGGGGCGTGGTCGGCCGCGAAGTTGATCGCTTTCTTCTGGAACGTGTGAAAGTCCCAGGGCTTGCCCTGCCCCGGCTCGCGCTTCTCCCAGGGGATCGTCTGCGCCTCATCAGCCCACTGTGAGCCCGTGATCGGGTCGACGTAGGGCGCGCGCAGATCGCGCATCTTCTCCATGCCGTCGGGGATTGGGAAGTCGGCGTTTTCGTGTTCGGCCACCGTGACGCGCGCGAATGTCGTCTGCCGCGAGTCGTCGCAATACTCATCCCAGAAACGCTCGCGTTCCTCGGGTAGCAGGTCGCTCCACCAGCTTGTCAGGTCGCGGTTTACGCGCGTGAAGAACTCTTGCTGACGGCCCCGCAGCTCGTGCCAGCCGCGCCCCCGGTGCATCGAGTCGTAGAAGATGCCGATCCGCCCCGCCCAGCCGTCCCCTTTGAGTACGTCGTGAAACCCGATCTGCTTCAGGAACGCATCAGGGTGCCCGGAGACGGGGACGTAGTTTTCAAACCGGCCGTCACGCACCTTGGTGGCGGGGAACTTGTCGGCGATCAGGCCGAGGAAGTTGGGGGGCCTGTGGGGGCTGGTCTTGAACTCTTTGACCTCGACCAGCCGCCCGATCTTGTCAGCGTCGGGCCGGGCGTCAGCGGGCATGATGCACGCATGCGCTTCAGCCCCACCAGCGAGCCCTAGCACGCCCATCCAGCCGCGCCGGATGGTCCCGCCCTTGACCATGCCGCCCGGCCAGATGCGCCACACGCCGCGCGCCTTGATCCACAGGCTGTACTCGGTCTGTTCGCCAACGTCTTTGGGCAGCAGCGCGCCGGGGGGCGTCTCGTAGCCGTAGGCGAACGCCTGCCGCGCATCGTCCAGTTCTTGCGCCGCCTTGCGCCGCGCCTCTGCCTCTTCGCGCTCTCGGGCTCGCGCCTCGCGATAGCGCCCGTCCCCCTCAATGCGCCCGCCGCCCTGGGCGTCCCGTTCCTCGGGCGGCTTCTCTTCCCAGCTGTCGATGCCCTCGCGCACCATCATGGCGCGCGTGTCGCCTGTCACCCAGCGCGTAACCATGCGGCCGTTGCTGTCCTTGGCGACGTGCTGCACCAGCCCGCGCTCTTCCATCTCGTCTTCAATCTGCTCGCGGGTCTTGCGTCCCCTCCTGGGCTCGGGCTCGGGCTCGGGCTCGGGCTCGGGCGCGGGCGCGGGCGCGGGCGCGGGCGCGGGCGCGGGCGCGGGCTCAGCCAGCTGCGCAAGGTGCTCATCCCACAGCGCGTCAACGTCCACGTCGTCAGGCTCGACCACGGGGGCCGCAGGCTGTTGCGTCGGTGCCGTCTGCTCGTGCTGTAGCACCAGCGTGTCACGCGGGCGCGCGGGCGCTGGTGCGGGCGCTGGTGCGGGCTTGTGCGGCTTGCTGGTCGGTGCCGCAGGCTGGGGCTTGGCTACAGGCTTCGCCGCCTCCTGGGGCTTGCTGGGGGCACGCGGCTTGCTGACGGCGCTGGGGTTGCCGAACAGGCTCAGTTGCTCGCGCGGGCGCGATGGCTCGGGCTTGTGGGCGGGGGTCTTGCGCTCGGCCGGGCGGTGGCTCAGCAGGTCGAGCTGGTGCCCTGTCGTCTTGGGATACCAGTAGTTGCCGTGCCCGTCCGTCCAGCCGCCTTTGCGGCTGCGCTTGGCTGGGCGGTATCCCACGGGCGGCTTGTCGGATTTGATGAGACGCACTACCGCTCCTGTCGGTCGGGGCTCCCGTGTTCCTCATAGTCGAGGTTGAAAGCCCGCGCCATGATAGCCGATGCCGTGCTGCCTGCGTAGGCGTCAGGATAGGCCAGCGCCCCGCAGTAGTAGCTGTCTGTATCCGTGTCCAGCTGGATCACAGACCCACTGGGCCGGTAGTCGTATTGTACAGCTGTGACCTTGTGGCCTGCCGCACGCAGCCGCCCCAGGTTGACGTGTAGCGCCGTGTGGAGTGTGTGTGCGCCCAGGTCCCCGCCGCTGCTCTTAGCGAGCCGCTGGGGTGCTCTGGGCTCGCCGATGGCCACTAGCCCCAGGTCACCGCGCGCCTTGCTCCTGTGGTCGCGTAGCGCGTCAGCCACAGCGGCGAAACTCTTGGGCTGCCCGGCGAGGCTGGCGTATGCGGGGTGTGCGCCTTCCTCAGAGCCCTTTGCGTACTTGCCCATCTGATAGGTGAAGCCCGTCCGCTTCTCCAGCTCCACATACTGCTGAAACAGGTCAGGGTTGTGGGTCGCCGCCGTCAGCAGATCGTGCCCGTCCGCGAAGACGCAGAACACGCAGGACAGCCGCCGCATGCCCAGGTCATAGGCTGCGTGGTGAGGCACGCCGCTGGCCTTGATGTTGTCCCAAACCTGTTCTTCGGTCCACCCGCTGATCGGCAGCCAGTCGTCCACCTCTCGCGCGCCGCTGCTGGCGTCTGATCGGTCAAAAACCAGCTTGTTAGCGCGCTCGGTGCTCTCCTGGGCGCGAAGCCCCATCGCGTTGAGGATGCGCGGCTTATGACCCTTGCCGTTCTTGGCCTTGGCCTGCTTCGCCAGCGCCGTCATCAGCTTGCGAATGTCGGCGCGCTTGTGCTCGGACGTGCAGAACCGTGACCCGCTGTCAGGCCACGGGTTAGGCGCGCCCCAGCTAAGGGTTTCGGCGGGGTCTTTGTCTTTGCGCTTTCGTGCTGCGCTCTCCAGCAGGTACGCGGCGCGCTGCTTCCGGCTCACCGTCTCAGCCAAGCTGGGGGATGCGTCCAGTGACCCCTGCGGTGGGTGCGTGGGCAGGTGCTCGGGCAGCTTGGCAGCCAGCGCCGCCACAGCCGCCCCCATCTCTGCCTTGTAGCGTTTGCTCTCGGCCGCGCGCTTGTCTGCCTTGGGCGCTGGCAGTAGATCGAACAGGTCGCCCCATGTGCCCAGGCCCGCCACCGTCGTGTCCTCGATGCGCCCCTGGAGCTGGTAGTAGCGGACCTCAATGTGCTGTAGCAGGTCGTTTTTCTGACGCTGCACAACCTCCATGCGGATCCCGTAGTGGTCGCTCTGCTGCTGGGCTAGCTCTTTGGTGCCCTCCCACTCAACGCGGCCCAGGTCGGCGTGGACGGCCACGATCTTGCTTCGGTCGATGCCCTGCTGATCGGCCAGCTCCATGACCCGATCCATCATCGCCTGCGAGTCCTTGCCGCCCGACGTGTTGATCAAGATGGTGTCGTAGCTGCCCAGGTCCGGCACCCAATCGGGGTGGTCGGTGGGGTGGATGGCCTTAGCGACTGCCTTCTTGCTCTTGCCCCGGAGCTGGGCCGTGGTGAACAGCGCATCCGAGATCCTGCGGTCGCCCAGCAGATCAGCCAGCGTGTCCCGCCCAGCCGCCAGCACGTCAGCGTAGGTGTGCAGGCCCGCCGCGCTCAACGTCGGTAGGTCACGCTCCCAGGTGCGGTCTAGCTTGCTGTAGGGCTGCACCACGACGGGGCGCGGGCGCGCTGGCAGGTGCTCCAGCCCATCGGGCTTGATCTGGAGTAGGGCGCGAACCTCGGGCGCGTCGAAGTAGTCATATCGCGCCGCGCGTGCCGCCAGCCGCTCCCGCTGGCGCGCCGTGCCGCTCTTGCCGCCAGCGGTCAGGTCAGCCAGCAGCCGCGCCCGGTGCTGGTCGATGGCCTCCGCGTGGTAGCCGTGCAACCGTCGCCGCAGCTCATCCCGACTCAGGTGCTCCAGGGCTCCCGTCTCATCGTGGCGCACCAGCACTTTGCCGCCGTGCTCGGCCACTACCTCAAGATGCCCGTCTTTGTGGCGGAACTTGGCCCCCTGCACCAGCTCGTCAGCGTGCGCCAGCCCGCGCCCGCCGCCCACCCCGTAGAAGTAGCGCCAGCCGCCGCCCGGCTTGGGCACGCGCCGCAGGTACTTGTGCGACCGGGCCTTAGCCAACAGCGTCCGAAACGCGGAGCTGGGCAGGTCGGCGCGCTCACACTTGGCCAGCCGGTCCATGATGCGCGTGATCTGCGTCTGGTGATGGTCCCCGCGCGGGGTGCCCCTGTGCCAGTCCAGCAGCATGCGCTGGCGATCCAGCTCGGCCAGGATGCGCGTCAGCATTCGATCACCACAGCTTTCTTGATCGGCTCGTCGTCCTCGTCGTCCTCGTCGTCCTCGTCGTCCTCGTCGTCCTCGTCGTCCTCGTCGGGCTCGTCGTCGCCGCCTTGCCCCCCGAACAAAGCGTCAAGGTCCACGTCGTCCTCGGGCATATCGAACTGTTCTTCGCCCTCGCCCTCCTGGGGCTCGCCCTCGCCCTCCTGGGGCTCGCCTTCACCATCCTCGCCGCCCTCGGCCATCTGCTGCTGCTGTAGCAGCTGGGTGGCCGTGTTGAGGTAGCTGGAGTCCAGAATCAGATCGGCCGTGCCGCCGTCGACCTCTTTGGGGATCGGCTTTAGGTCGTAGCGGGATCGGATCTCGTTGGGCGTCATAAACGCCTTCAGCTTCTTGAGATCCGACTCAAGCGCAGCCTCTTGCCGGGCGTGATCCAGGCCGACAAAGACCAGCTCATAGTCAGGGTCAATCTGCGATACGACGCCGCGATTCAGCCACACTTGCAGCGCGCGCAGAAGCGGGCGCAGACCCTTCTCCTTGCTCGCAACGATCCGCCCCTCGGGGCCTTGCTGCGTCAGCGCGCCGGACTGCCCCTCTGCCCCGTAGATGAAGCCCAGCTCCGCAGGGTCGATCTGGTAGATGGCGCATGCGATCTTCTGTAGGTAGGCCATCCACTCCTTGAACTCCATTTCACGGTTGGACTGGCTCAGGTTGACCGCCTGCAATTCCTCCTTGCTGTCGGGGTCGAGCTGGATGATCGGGGTCTTCTTGGCGTTGTAGGCCCCGCTCATCATGCTGTAGAACTCGCGCCTAAACGCGCGGAACAGCTTGGGATTCATCTTGCTCTTGAGTGCAAGAATCCCGGCCGCATGCATGCCGTGGGTGAAGTTGTTGGCGTTGTACGTCTCCGCGTGCAGCAGAGACGTGGTGACCCTGATCAGGTCCTCCAGCTCGGGGCAGCCGTAGCCCGCAACGTGGATGTTGCTCCTGGGCCGCCGCACGCCGAACACGAAATCCCTAGCGGACCACTCGGCCACCACGTCGTCCGCGACGACCTGCACAAAGGCCACCGTCTCGTCCTTGACCCGCTGGCCTGCCTTGCGCTCTTTCTCGGTGGGTACGGCGCGCCGGATCGTGGAACTGTCGACCGGGACAAAGCCAGCCAGATCCTTACCGCGCGTCCGCACCAGCTCAAAGCAACCCTGGTCATAGGTCAGCGAGTCCCGCGTCAGCATGCGCAGGAACCCCTCTAGGTTCAGCTCGTAGCCGATCCGCTCATCGCCGCAGCTCAGCATCCAATCCGTGATCTCGCGCGCTCGCTTCTGCTGCTTCTTGCTGGCCTTGGCCTCCCGGTCCCGCAGCCGGATCTGAAACCCTAGCTCGCCGTCCTGCGTGGCTGGCCACGCAAACTCCGCGACCTGATTGATCCGGGTCTGGATGATCGCGCCGATGGTGGGCACGCGCGACATATGCGCCAGCGTGCTGTAGGTCAGCCCCGCCGTGCCAAGGTGCTGGTGCCCCAGGGTGGCCTCATCCCCTGCTGACGTGAATACGTCGTGGGGGTCAAGGTCGTGCGCAAGGGGCAGCGGGGCCTTGCCCTTGCTGGGCGTGAGGCTCTGGGCCTTGGCCAGCTCTTGCGCCATCAGGACGGCCTGGGCCTGGGCGGGGTCGTCCAGCCGCAACACTCTGCGCCACCAGCTCATCAGCTCTCCAGTCGATCTAGCACCATGCGGCCGAAGATGGAGCCCCGCGCGCTCTTGGTCAAGGCTTCGGCTGCCGCCGTGATCATAATGGGCCTGACCGCATGCCCTCGACCTAGTTTCTCCATCGACTCCATGTAGGACGCGCGGCGCTTGGCCTCCTTGGGGTGATAACGCCCGCCGTCAGTGTCGACCCACACCTTGCCCGTGCGCGTGAGCCACAGAGCGCCTTGGGGCGTGTGTACGGTTGACCCGTCGGGCGCGTTTTTCCAATCGCCCCGGGCTACGGGGCGGGGGGGCGTGGGCGCGTCTGGGGCTGCGGGCTCGGCTGCGGGCTCGGCTGCGGGCTCGGCTTCTGTCGCACCCGTCACGTCCCAGCCAAACTGATACTTGAGCGTGTGCCGCGCGTTGTCGTTGCGGAGTCGCTGCCACGCGCTGTTACTGCGCGACCACTTGAAGCCGTTTGCCTTCAGCTTGGCGATCATGGCGGGATCGGGCTTGCCGTCGAAGTGCAACCGGATCCGGTTGGCGTTGGCGTCGTCCTCAATCACCAGCCCGTGCTCGGGGAACTCGTGTTGCTCAAGATCGGGGCGCTCTGCCTCGGCGCTCATCGTCTCCAGCTTGGCGCGGTCGGCCTTGATGCGGGCGAGGCTGTTAGTGGTGCTGAAACCGTTGTAACCACCGTGCGACCAGCCGAAGTCTCGGCGCATGGCCAGTGATGGATCCAGGCCCAACGCCTCAATTGCCGCGCGCTTGCCTACGTCGTCCAGCTTCTTGCTGCGCAGGATCTTGTTACCCTGCTTCATCTTCTCGTGGGCTGCCTCCCGCTCGGCCAGCCGCTGGGTCAGTAGCTCGCGAGCGTCCCCCCGGTCGGTGCTGATCACCTTGGGGTCGATCTCGTTGAAGATGCGCCGCTGCGCCTTGTTGGCGAAGCCCTCCAGTTCGTCATATCGCTTGTCGGCCGAGTTGCTGCGCTTGCGGTTGCTCGCCACAGGGAAGCGCGCCGGGCCGGTGACCAGCGGGCTCATAACGCTGGCGCGCGCGCTCAGCCAAGCCGTGAAGCGCCGCCTGTAGCCCGCCCGATACTCTGCGAACCACTCAGCCGCCCGCGCCACTTTCTCGGGGGTGTCGGCCGCCCGCGTCAGGCGCTTACCCAGATCGTTCAGGTGGTTGACGTACTCCCCTTGGACCGTCTCAGCCCGCCGCTCTGGCGTGTGCGACGTGCCCGCAAACGCGCTCACCGCTACCGCGTGCGGGATCTCGTCCGGTACGGGATCGCGGCCGATGATCGGGTGCTTCGCCTTGCCCGCCTCGCTGCGCTGGCTCAGCTCTGCGGCGCTCAGATCCCGCACCCCAGCCGCCAGCTGTCGGATGGCCTGGGCAGCTGGGGCAGCGGGGGCAGCGGGGGCAGCAGGGGCAGCGGGGGCAGCGGGGGCAGCGGGCGCGCGCTTCGCCTTCCCCGCCTCGATCAGCTTCAGCGCGCTGCTAAGCATGGCGCGGCGCGCCGCTTGCCGCTCGCCGTGCGTGCGCTTCTTGCTACCGTCGTGTAGCCACGTCGCGCCCTCTTTCAAGCTGTTGGCCGCGTCGTTGTCACGGCCGAAGTGCAGCCCCAAACCACCGTCAGGCTCCGGGGTCTGCGCCCAGGTCGCGACCTTGTGTGCGAGCGCCTGGATCTCCTTGTCGCGCTCGGCCTGTGGCTTGGCCCGTCGCCCCGTTGGGGTCGTGTGGTCGTCTGCCGTGCTGCTGCTGTCCACCAGCCGCTCAAGCTGGCGCGCCCACCCGTGCAGGTCTGCCCCCGCTGCGTCCTGGGCCAGCCCGGCGTGCGAGTCGATCACGTCCTGGGGCACCGGCTTGCCCTCGCGGATCTTGCGCTCCACCAGCTCGCGGTGCTTGTCCTTGGGGATGCGCTGCTCCATGCCGTCGACCCAAGGGCGCTGCCAGATTTGGCGACCTGCCTCAGTGCGAATCTGGGCCGCCTGCGCGCGCAGCTCGGCGCGCTGTGGGTCCAGCGGGGTCCAGTTGGCGCGGGACGTGTCCAGCTGGCCCTGGGCCACAGCTCCCCGACTGCTCAGGTCCGCGATCTGCCGCAGCTGCTCGCGCGTGGCCTCCGGTCGGGTGGCCGGTCGCTCAGCACCCGCCTTGCCCGCCTCGCTGCGCTGGCGCAGCTCTGCGGCGCTCAGCTGCCTGGGCTGGGTCGCCAGCGCCTCGCGCCAGTTGCGCAGCTGGCCCTCCATGATCGCCGCGTTGGTGGCGTCTAGGCCAGCCTTCAGACCGGCCGCTGCCTGATCCACCAGATCGCGGGCTGCTCGCTTCTCCGCTGGGGTCGCGGTGCGCAGCACGGCGCGCAGCTTCTCCAGCTCCCCAGCTAGACCCGTGGCGTGCTCGGGGCGCGCCGCCTCGCGCTGTCTCCGCTGCTGGTCCCGACGCCGGGCGCGCTCCGTCTTGATCGCGCCCAACAGGGCTTGAGATCGCCGGGCGCGGTAGTCGCCGGGTGAATGCTCCAGCGCCTTGATGTTGCTCTCGGCATCGCGCGCAAGGTCGCGCAGCTCCCCGGCGCGCATTTCCCCCAGGCGCATGCGCCATCGCGCCGCGTGGGCTGCTGCGTCCTCGGTGAGCGGGTCGGTGCCGCGCTCGTGCGCGTCGTTCCACGCCGCCGCTGCTGCCGCCCCTTCGCCCCGCGTGGTCAGCATGGGCGACGACGGGGGCTTGTCCACCGCCTGCCCCGTCTGCGTGTCGAAGACGTGGTAGTTGCTGCCCGTGCCCTCGCCGGGGCTCTCACGCACCTGATACCGGCCGATCTGCTCGGGCTCGGGCTCGGGCTCGGGCTCCGGGACCACGGCCGGGGTGGGCTCAGGCACCACGGCCGGGGTGGGCTCAGGTACCACGACCACGGGGGGCTCAACCGCCTGGGCCGCCGCGTGCGCCGCGTGCCGCTGTCGGTGGCCTTGCTCGCGCAGTAGGGCCGTGCGCCGCAGGGCTGACGTGCCGCCGTGCGCCAGCTCCGCGCTCAGCTGATCGTTGCCCAGGTCGATAGCTCGGTCGCTCTCGATCTCGTGCGCCTCATGGTGCGCAACACCGTGGCCGTCCGGCGCGTTGTGGTGGCCGCCTGGGTACCAGTAGTGGCCGTGCCCGTCCGTCCAGCCGCCTTTGCGGCTGCGCTTGGCGGGGTGGTAGCCCGCAGGCGGCTTGTTGGCCTTGGGCGCGGCTGGCGCGGGCTTGGGCGCGGGCTTGGGCGCGGGCTTGGGCTGGCCGAACAGGTCAAGCTGCCCCCCAATGGGCTTGGTGGGCACCGTCTTGGTGGCCTGGGCCGTCTTGGCGCGCGCGACCATATCCCCGAACAGGCGCATCTGGCCGTGTTGCTCGGTGCTGTTGCGGTACTTCTTGCCCACCAGACTCTCCTGCTCAGGTCGCGAAGGCACCCAGGCTCATGTACTTCACTTTGATCCGGTAGGTGGCCGCGTTGGTGAAGTCCTCGTTGTTGACCCGCAGGTAGAGCGAGCTTGCGCCGTCCCCGAAGAACGGGATCGCGAACTGGCCCGACGAGATGCCAGCCGCGCGCGGACCCAGCTCCGGCCCCGGGTCGATGAAGATCGGGCTGAACGCCTCGCCGAATAGCCCCTGCTGCATATCGGTCAGGATCGCATCCTTGTAGATCACCACCGACGCCTGCTGCCCCGACCCGCCGACCCGCTCGATGCTCGCCCCGACGATCAGGACGTTTGCCGCCGCCAACGCGATCAAGGTGTCCTCGAAACCGCTCGCCGCAATCGAGGCGGTCGTGACCTCGGCTTCAAGGATGCCCGACGCGGGCACGCCGGCCGGGGTGACTACGGTAACGATGGCACCTGTGCGCCCCAGCCCATTCACGAGTGTGTCATCGCCGGAATCAAGCGCGCGGAGCCGCACGTCCACAGCACCAGCCGTCGCATCCACAAACGCGAACGCTGTGCCGGCCGGGTGAGAGTTGAAACTGAGTGCTGGCGCGTAGGTCGACCCTACGCTACCGATATACGCCGCGTTGGTCACGTCGTACCACTGCGCATCGATGTAGTCCCCTGCGCCATTCGAGACACCGACTGCGCCGGCCAGAGACGCCTTGCTCCCCGCAGGGATCGTGAAGACGCCCGCCGCCAAGCCCAGCCCAGCGGCCGGTTCCTCCGTGTCAAACGGGATGGTGTCGCCGTCCGAGACGTTGGTGTCTGCACCTGCCATCCGAAGGTGGTGAACCGTCACGGCATCGCCGCCGCCCGCCGCCGCCGCCACGTTGACCCAGGCCGACCCGTTCCACGCCAGAACCTCGTCGTTCGCGGGGGTCGGCGCGGTCACGTCGGTCAGGTCGTCCATGGTGGACGCGCCACCGCCGCCGCTGCCGTCGCCTTCGAGCGTGGCCATTACACCCGCCCCTGTGCCGTGAGGTAGACCACTGGGGCTGCAGCCACGCCCAGCAGCGCGAAGGTGACACGGAAGGCCTCAACCATGGGGCCGTCAATCAACACGGTGTCCGTCTCGGTCGCGCCTGTCTGGTGCGGCTTCGGCGTGGTCTGATCGCCGGGCAGGTACAGCTCCACGTCGTAGGTGCCGCTGTCCAGCCCCGTGACGTGAATCTGATAGTAGGCGTTCATATCGGCCGGGCGGTAGCCCAGGTCAGGCTTACCCATGACCACGGGGTCCGCGTTGGGCGCTACCACGTTCACGGCTGCCTTGCTGCGGGTCCTGTAGGGGCTGACGCTCATCTAAGCACCTCCTTGTGCGCAGGATACCAGATCGGCCGCGCGTGCGTGAATGCGCGCGGCCGTGCCGTGGTCGCGCCAGATCAACCAGTAGACGCGCCGCCGCAGGACCCAGGGGTCCGCGTACCGCACCGCTGACCCGAAGGACAGCAGCACGGCCTCCGCGTGCGCGTAGGCTTCGGCCTCTACGCGCCGCCGAAACCACGGGTCCAGCGCGTAGCGTAGCGGCCACAGGATGCGTGACCCCTCGCCTTGCAGCACATGCACGGCCTCGTGCACCAGTAGCGCCAGATCGGCCAGCGTGGGCCGGGCCACGTCTGCCGACGGCCGAAGCCAGATTTGCCGCGCTGGGTGGATCGTGATGCTGCGGCCTTTGCCCAGGATCAGCGGCTCAGTGCGCAGGGCCACGCGCCAGCCGCGCGCGCGCAGCATGCGCAGCACGGCCGACCAGCGATCCTGAACGCTGCCGTGCATCCACGGCCCTGGGTCCACCAGCTCGATCACAGCGTTTCCGCCAGCTGTTGGATCAGGGCTGGGCGCTTGCCCAGGCCCGGCTGCCCCCGCATGGCCACCAGCTTGCGAAGCGTGGGCGTGTCCAGCCCGCGCGCTGCCGCCCAGCGTGCGATCACGGGTACGGCCTGGGCTGCCTGGGCCGCGTAGTCGGTCGCGTCCAGCCCAGCGAACAACCGCCCCCGGTCGGTGCGCTCTAGCTCGCCGTGTAGCGTGTGCAGCCTGTCCAGCGTCTTGAGCACCTTGGGGTCAGCTTCGCTCGCGTCTGGCCCCGCCTCCCACCGGATCTTGAACTCGTCGGATCGGCGCTCTTTGGACTGCTTGCCGCCGCCGCGTGTGACCCAGCCGACCGGGCGCATGCCCTTGCCCTCCAGGGCTCGGTACGTTGACCCCTTCTCCGTGCTCAAGCTGTAGGTGACCAGCCGCCCGCGCCCCGTCTTCTCCATCGCCGCTAGGATCTGCCCAGCCAGCGCGGAGCTGGCGAACGGGGTAGTGCCGTCCGACGCGATCCGGGTTAGCTCCAGCTCGTTGGCCTTCTTGGCCGGGTCCCCGCCGCCGCTGGGCGTGTTGGCCGTAGCCACCGCCACCAGCCGCCCGCCCACCCGGAGCCCCACCGCGAAGACCAGCCCGCGAGGATTGAAGCCCTCAAACGCGCTGTGGTGCTGGTTGATGAAACGCTCAGCCTCGACCTTGCTCACGTTCACGATCCGCCGCTTCTTGGTGGTCGCGTCCATGCTGTCCTCAACGATGGCCTCCAACAGCCACCGGGGCGCACCACCCGCCGCGCCCACGCGCTCCGTCGTGTGTCGCACCACCCGCCCCTTGGCGTGCTGCTTGGCCTCGCGCCCAGGCGCAACCCCACCGTGCCCCTCGCCCAGCACCAGCGCCACAGCCCCGCGCAGGTCACCCACAGGCAACCCTGGGTAGGCGGCAAGGTCAACCATGCTTAGGCCGTGGGTCGGGTCGGGCTCGTTGTCCGCGCTCCCGTGCTCGGCGTGCCAGCTGTAGGCCCCCGCCCAATCGGGGTCAGCCACCGCACGCCGCAGAGCGCCCACAATGCCCTCTGCGGCCTCGCCTTGCTCTGGGCCGGGTGCTGGCCCCCGATAACCCTTCTCGCCCGCCTGGGGGGCACCCTGGGCACCGTGGCGCGCCCAATACGTCTCCCCGCGCAGCCGCTTGGCTGGGTTGGGTAGCTGGGGCGCAGGCGCAGGCGCGGGCGCGCGATAGCTCAGCAGGTCCAGCTGGTCACGCGGGCGGGCCGTGTCCACCCCATGTCCATGCCGCGTCTGGTTGCGTCTGGTAGGCTGAGCGGGGGCACCGCCCAGGCTTAGCTGACGCGGGGCAACCTCGCCCAGCGGCAACGCCCCTTGCCCATAATCGTACTGGTAGTGTCCCGGCGAGCCCGTGCGCTTGCCCTTGCCTTTGTAGGGCGTCCAGCCGCGCGCCTTGAGGATCTGGCCATACATGCCCGCGAGTCTACCGCACGCGGGTGTACTTGCGCCCTTTCTTCGACGCGATCCCGCACTCAACCAGCCAGTCGCGCGCCGCCTGGGCGTGCTCGGCGTGCTCAGGCCGCAACTCCTTGGTGGGGGGCAGCTGGCCGCCCACAGGGGTCACGTCGAGCATCGCCCGCGCCGCGTACCTCACGACGCCACCCACAACAGGGGCGAGGTCTTGTTGCCGCCCGTGCTCTGGGCCTTGACCGCGCCACGCCGCTCCAGGCCGCGCAGCGCGCTGACAACCTGGGGGCGCGTCAGGTCCGTCAGCGCCTCCAGATCCAGCCGCCGAACGGGCTTCTTGGAAGCCCGCAGCGCCTCCAGCACAACGATTTGGGTCGGCCCCATTCCTCGATTTCTCTTGAGCATTAGTCGTCCTCATCATCCCCAAAGTCCAGGCCGGGGAACATGCCTTGTATACCATCCCACAGCTGCCCCGCCCGCATCGACTCGGCCTCAACCCGGGGCGTGTCGTAGTGCGCGCCCTCGGAGTCGTGGATCACGAGCCCTGTGGCCACCCGATGCGTGAACGCCTTTCGCAGCACGCACTCCGCGATCCATAGGGCCATGACCGTATCGTCGTGGGCCTCGCGCCCCAGGCCCCACAGCTCGTTGACCAGCACGTCCACAGCCGCGCGGTCCTCGGGTGTGCGGCTGGGTAGCACCACCTTGCCGTTTTCAAACAGCGCGCCCAGGGACGGCACGCCCTCCCAGGGGTCGGCTTTCTTCGCGCCCGTGGTTAGGTGCGGCTTGATCGGCAGGTCCGTAGTCTGCCGCAGGCCCATGTAATGCAGCTCCCCGAATGCGTTGCGCTCCACCGCCACAGCCGCGACCTTGCCCAACCCCCCGTATCGCTGAAACTCGGCCATAACCTCGCCGCGAATCCGCGCTGGGGTAACGCCGCGCATGCGCTGGATGCCCAGCAGGTAGCGGTCACCGCTGGCGTCCCGCGCCCAGGTCACGCCCACCGTATAGTCGCTGTCCTGCTTCGTCGCGCGCGCCGCGTCGGTCACTAGGGCGAAGTCCCAGCCTTGCACGATCTCCAGGCCGCGCAGCCCGTTGGGCACGCTGCCCAGGCTCAGGTGAGCACCGCGCCGCTTGGCCGCCTCCAACCAATCCATCTTGAACGCTGCCGCGCTATCGTCCTGTACCGCGTGCATGAACTCGCGCGCGAACAGCAGCGAACCCATGCTGTACCGCTCGCCCAGCAGGTACTCAATGGGCCGTTCCTCTGGCCACAACACCTCTGCCTCACCGTCTACCTCCACGCGCTCCACCAGCTCGCGCCCCGTCTTGGGGTCAGGCTTGGTCAGGATCCGGTGCCCGTCAGGCCACTTGATGATCGCGGGGTCCTCGATGGTGCGCCACAGCGGCGACTCTTTTAGATGGTGGTACAGGTCGTCTGCGTGCTTGCGCGTCCCGATCACGGCCAGCAGGCCGCCCCGGCTCAGCATGGGCAACACGGTGCCACCCCACCACAACCGCGTCTTCTCGCGCTGGCCTGCCGTGTAGGTGGTCCGGTCGTCCTCTAGGTCGTCGCACAGGATGAGATCGAAGTGCCCGCCCGTGATGGCCCCGCCGCTGCCCACCGCCTCGATGGTGGGGTCCACGCTGGCCAGCGTGCGCGTGACGTAGATTTGGGTATTCGTCCACTTCTCGTCGCCGCCAGCCCGGAACGGGCCGCACCCCAGGCCGGGCGCGCTGCACCAGTCCGCGACCACGCGCTCGCTGGTCAGCAGCGCCCGCAAGCGCCGGACCCGCTTCTCTGCGACCCCAGCCGCTTCGCTGATCCAGAGGATTCGCACGTTGCGATTCAGGCAAACCTGCCGCAGCGCTACCGAGATCCCCAGCTCCGTCTTGCCGTGGTCGCGGGGGGCCAGCAGTAGCAGCCGCCCCTTGCGCTTGGTGCGCCGCGCGTCGGCTAAAGACCCATCCAGCAGGTCCAGCCAGCGCCGCCTGTGGGGCGCTTGCCGCATGCCGCAATAATAGGTGTCGAAAAATGCAGGACTGCCCGCGCTCAGGGCGCGTCGGCCGTCTGGGCTCGTTAGAAGCTGGGCAGCTACGGACACGGGCCTCCGGTCAACAGCGGTGCAGACGCCCCGCGCCCGCTAGCTAGACGGGGCCTGCGCAGGCTTACAGTCAGCGGGGCGTCTACATCGCCGCTTGATCATGCCGGGGCGCGTGGATCTGGTCAAGTCAGTGCTTGAACATGATCCGCAGCTTACCGGCGATGTAGCTGTGTTTGTAGCCGGGCAGCTTCTCGTGGTCCGTCGCCACGTCGATATCAGTGTGGGTCAGCCCCAGCATGCGCGACACCGGGCGCTGCAACACCTCATGGATGCTCAGCTCCCCCATGCGACTACCCTGATCATGCGCTGCATCGGCCAAGGCGAAGTGCGCCGCGTCCCGCCTGTTGTCCTGGGTCGCAATGCGCCCGTGCTTGGCCAATCCCACCCGCTCCAGAGCCTTGTAGCCACGGGTCTTCTGGATCGCCTTGCGGCTGGCCTCTTTCTCTTCGCTCTCCAGCGGGTCATTGCCAAGCGCGTGCAGATCAGCAGCGGCTTTCATAGCCGCCGGGCTGTGCTTTGCCGCCAGCCACTTGGGCGCAGTGTGCTGAGCGATGCCGGCCGGCGCGGAGTCGAAGAACGACTTTAGCGCAGGGCTACGCCCGATGTGCGCCGCCACATGCTCGTGACCAGCCTCCCACTCGTCGGGGCTCTTGTGGTCAAAACTGGTGTCGCCGTGCGCCACCTTGCTGAAGGCTGTGGTGGACGGGTGCTTCGCCAGCCGCTTCGCCTTCGCAGCTGCTTGCTGCTCATGGTAGCTGGCTCGCTCATCGACTGCCGCAGTCAGCGCATCGCGCCCGCGCTTGGGCTTGTCGGGCTCGTGACCCTTGGGCTTGTCGGGCTCGGTGCCGTGCGTCTTGTTGTAGTGGGCCTGCCCGCCAGCCACGCCGCGCTTGTGGCCCTTGCCGGCCCCTGCAGCGCGCTGGCTCTCCTCTGCCGCGTCGTAGCCCTTCAGGCTGGCCTCGCTCATCTCCTCTCGCGGATACCCCAGGCCGTGCTGCTGCCAGCCGTGCGCGTAGTCGCGCCGGTCGGGGTTGGAGTCGGCCGTCAGCGCGGCTCTGTCGTCGGCCAGATTCTTGGCCCCCACAGCCATCAGGTCCGCCTGGGCCGGCTCGGCCGGCTGGGCCCGCCGCTGCTGCTCTACCTTGGCCTCCGCTTTCCAAGACGGTTTGCCGTGCATGGTGCCACGCTCGCCGAAGTCCGCGCCGTGGCGGGCGATGAGCCCCAGCTGGTCGTCCGTCAGGTCGCGGAACATCGCCGACTTGGCCTCGGCGTCCGGCATGCCCAGGTTTTTGCGCGAAACCTTCATCTCGCCGCCACTGCTGAGCTTGACCCGCACGCTCAAGCGGCTGGCGCGGGTCACCGTCCCCTCCCCATACATGGTGTTGACCTTGGCCCCCACTTTGGCGTCCCGCGCCCCAAACTGCTTGTTGCTGCGGTGGCTGTTCCGCGCCGCTCGCCCTGCGTCGTGGATGGCCTGCACCCTGCCTCTGCTCTGGTGCTCTTTCACCACCTTGACGGCATCAGGGTGTAGGTCGGTCTTGCCCTGCTTGTGCGCCTCCAGCGCCGCCTTGTCGTATGCGTCCCGGGCCGCGCCATGCTTCTCAGACCTGCGGTGCCTGTCGGCGTCGTACTCGCGCAGGGCGCGCTTGCTCATGCGCGACCGCTGCAGGCCGCTGATCTCGCCAATGCCCGGCTGGGGTGCGTCCTCATTGGCAAGATGCTCATAGCGCCCCATCTGGTGCGTGGCCACGCTGGCCTGGGCCGCCTCGCGCAGCTTGCTGGGCGCGGTGTTGCGGGTGGCCTCCGCTGCCGCCGCGTTCGGGTCCTTGGTGCTGGCCGCCTTCAAAGCAGCCTCCACCTGGGGGGCCAGCTCATCGCGGCTCATATGGACGTTGTGGGTGTCGATGTAGTGCCCCACCATCTGCTTGAAGTAGGTCGGATCGTCGTTGGCCATCTCCAAATGGTCGGCCGCGTATTCGCTCAGGTCGGCCACAGCGGCCTGAACCACAGCCGCCTTGCGCTGGTCTGTCGGGATCTCGCGCAGCCCCAGGCGCTTGGCCTCCGCTGTATCCAGAGGCCCGTTGTAGGTGACCGTGCCATGCTTGAAGTCGGGGTGGTCGCCCACCGACGAATAGCCGCTGGGCACCGACGCGAAGCTAACCGGCCGATCATGCGCGCCATAGACCACGCTCGTGATCGTGTGCGGCTCAGAGTCCCGCGCAGCGTCGGCCGCCTTCACCTTGTCCAGCTTGCTCGCTTCCCCAGCCGCCGCCCGCTTGCGGTCCCGGTCCACGCGGTCAGCCGTCTCGGTGGCCGCGCTGGCCTTGTCCGACGCCTCTGCGAAGGGCTTGTGTGACCCGATGCCCACGCGCCCACCGGCACGGTGGAGCTGGGCCGCGTCGTCATGCGCGCCCCGCGCGAGCTGGTGCGCCCGCATGTGGTGCGGGTCCTTCGCCGCCTTGGCCGCCGCCTCGTGCTTCTCGGCCTGGGCCGCGTGGTAGTCCAGGGCCTTGTGGTGCTCGCTGCGCTCTTGACGGTCGGCGTTCTCGCTCTTGTTGTCGGCTCGACCGCTGACCCCCCGGCCGTGCTGGATCGTGTCCACGGGGCCGCTGGGGTCCATCGCACCGCCACGATGGAACACGGCCGCCGCCTCGTGATCGTCCCGCGCCATCGCGTGAAGCTGTCGGACCTCCACGCTCCGGTGCCGGTCGTCGGCCATGCTGGCGTGCTCCCGGCTCGCCTCGTGGTGCCGCTCCGCGTGCTTCATGTGCTCCGCGTGCAGGCTGTCCTGCTTGTGCGAGCCGCCGTGCTCACCGGCCCGCGCCACACCCTTGCCGGGGTACCAGTACTGACCGTGGCCGTCGGTGAAGCCGCCCTTTTTGCTGCGGGGCGCGGGGTGGAAGCCTGCGGGCGGCTTGTCGGCCGCCTTGGCCTTGGCCCCGCCCAGGCGCTCCTGGGCCGCCGCCAGCCGCGCTTTGCTGCTAGCGTGCGCAGCCTGGACGCCAGCGTTTGCCGCCGCCTGCGTGGGCTTGGGCTTGGGGGCAGGCACCGCGCCGGGCGTGCCCTTGGCCGGGCTCAGGGGCAGCTCGGGCTGCCCGAACATGCTCATTTGCCCTGCCGCCTCGGCCGCTTTGCGCCGCTGGGTGGCGTTGCCGCGCGCCTTGCGCAAGATCGTGCTAAACGTGGTCATGGTCGCGTGCTCCGGTGTGACACGCGCTCAGGGTACTACCGCGCCCGCTCTGCCGTCCACAGCTTGAGCACCGCCGCAGCCGCGCCCAGGGCCGTCAGGTGGGTGCCCACCAGCTCCCCGTTGCGCTCAATGTCTACCCAGGCGTGCCCGCTCTCGTTGTGGGGCACCAGTTGGTAGGGGGCCGCCAGCCTGTTGATCGCGTCGAACGCCGCCAATTCCTCCCGCTCACGCTCGGGGGATCACGCGCTCAGGGTACTACCAGCGCAAGCGCGCCGTCCACCGCAAGCGCAGCCTCCAGCGTCTCGCCACAGTCCAGGCAATCGCCGCAGCTCCCCGGCTCAATATCTGGCGTCTCGTCGCCGGGGTCGGCCCCGTCCGTCTCGCCGTCTGGGGCCATATCCACGTCACCCCCGCAGCTGGGGCAGCCGTTGAGCCACCATCGGCCCCACAGGTCAGGCACGGGGCCTGCTCCGCGTGCCCCGGCGCTTGCTGGGGATGCCGCGCCGCGTGCGCGCCCGCGCCACCGCCTGCAAGCTGCAACCGTACTTGGCCGCCGTCTCCCGGTCGGTCAACGTCAGCAGGTCCTCAATCCGATCCTCCCAATGCGTTGCCCAGCGATGCGGGCCAGATCGCCCGTACTGCAACGCGGCCTGTTGCGCCTCAGTCACGCAGCACCCCCAACTCACGGGCGCGCGCCGTGGCGCGGCCTAGCCTGTAGCGGCCCAGCTCCGTTGTTGCGTCGACGGGCAGCAGCAAGGTGCGCGTCAGCGGCGCGGCCCGGTCCCACCATTCATGGACGTGTGACAGCCCAGGCGGCTCGCCGCAGGTCCACCCCGCCGCCGTCAGCGCCTCGCGGAGCTGGCCCAGCTTCACCGCCACCACTCCCAGGCACGTCGGGCAGGCTCGCCACAAGCGCGCTCTAGGCCAGCTGCCAGCGCGTCCAGCGCGCCCAGGGTCAGCAATAGGCCCAGCACCACCGCGTTGCCGATCACGACGGCACCGGCGCGGCTTCGAGGCCTGCGATCAAGGCGTCTAGCTCGCTCTTGAACTCGCCGCTCGCGGTGCCCCGACTCCAGAACCAGTACCCCGACAGTGATCGCATCGGAGTGAGCGTCTGATTGGAGAACGCCTCCCGCACCAGCACGAGCACACCGAGCACGGTGAGCGGGTCGGTGAAGTCTGGTTGGTTCCAGAAACCGCGCTCAACGGCATCGACGCCCCACCACTTGACCTCGCCGTCACGCGCCCACTCGACGCGGCGACCCCGCGTGTCGGCCATCCCCGACAGTAGCCTCCAACTGGGGCACGCGAGCGCGCGGCGGGCGAGGTCTTGCAGACCGTCAGGCATCGCATCCACCAGAGCGGCACGCGCCACAAGCGCGCTCTAGGCCAGCTGCCAGCGCGTCCAGCGCGCCTAGGGTCAGCAATAGGCCCAGCACCACCGCGTCACCGATCACGGCTCCAGCTCCACCACAAGCGCCCGCGCAGCTAGCCCCGCCGCCGTCAGCACCCCACCCGGTCGCCCAGGCCCCAGCATCACCCGGCGCGCCCAGCGCCGCTTGACCAGCCCCACCAGCGTCGTGCGGTACAGGCGCGGCTCCTGCGTCCTCGGGCCGTCGCGCAGCGCCCAAGGCTCAGCACCGCCCCCAGGCCAGTCGCGCAGCGCGTTGGCTGCGCCGTAGGTCATGCCGTCGGGTAGGTCGGGGCACCGCTCGCAGTAGTCCCGTGCCCCCGTCCCCATCTTCGCTGGCGCTCGGCACAGCTCCCCACAACGCATAACCCACCTCCACGTCCAGCGCCGACCGTGCCGCGCGGGCCACCTGGGGTCAAGCGCGCAGCTGTCCTGTTAGCTGCCCGCTTAGTGTCCGCTTAGCGCGAACCCCGCTAGGTACGCTGGTTCGCGGCTATCTTCGCCCTTGATCACTTTTCCTGTTGCATAGGGCTCGGGCTGCCGGTGTCGGTGGGGAGCACGAGGCTGGCCTGTTTCACGGCGTCTTTCCAGTAGGTCAGGGCGCGTCCGTTGACCCCCTTCACCAGTAGCTTCCAGGTGAGTCCAGACGCCTCGATGTTGTCCGTGCACTCCCGCTCAACGTCCCCCGCGAACCAGCGGAGGAAGTGGGAGGTGGAGGTCATATCGAGGGGGTAGCCCATCTCCTCGACGTACTCCACCCCCTGGGCCAGCCGGTGGGGGGTGACCGCGAAGTTGAGGAAGGTCAGGACGTTCTCCAGGACCTCGGGGGTCGAGCGCTCGCCCTTCTCCTTGGGCTTCGTGGCGCGGTGTTTCTCCCCCTTGCTCTTGAAGTAGAGTTCGGGGGGGTTACCGCCCAGAGGGACCCAGACGACCCCCTCCCCGATGCCCGTGAGGTCCCACTGGGCAGCCCAGGGGCACTGGAACTCCACCCTCTCGGTCAGGAGCGTGGCCTCCTCCGCAGCCTTCTTCACGCTGGCGGGGTCCTGGAAGTCGATCTCCAGGTAGCCTGCGGGCTGGGCGAGGTAGACCGGGGCCGACCACTGGGGGTCTACCCCGCACATCGGGATGTACCCCGCCTCCTCCTTCCATGCCGTGAACACCACGAATTGGCGGGAGGGGAGCTTGTGGATCGCGCACCCCTTCTGGATACCAGGGCCACACCACTCCCCGAAGTAGGTGATGTCCTGCCCCCGCGCAACGTCCCGGAAGAAGTCCGCGTTCTTGTCCACGAAGGACGCAAAGCCAAGGTTGTCGTCCCCCACGACGAGGGGGCGGTTCCGGGACTGGGCGGTGACGACCCCCTCGGGGGTGACGTGGACTCCTCCGTTGGTCCCGTGGAGCTTCACTGTCCCCCGGAAGGACACCTTCCCGATGCCCCTGGGGGCTGCCCACTTGAACACCTGGGAGAGGCTCCCGATGTGCGTGTATTTCTTCACCCGTATTTCTCCTTCAGTCTCGTCAGTTGCTCCCGCTCAATCCGTTCAGCCGCTCAGCGCCGCCGTCCAGCTAGCCCTCATCTAGTCGCTAGTCGATTAGGCCCAGCGCCTCGCAGGCCACACCGCCCGCGCCATTCGCCGACCCCACCAGCTTGCGGGTGGCGCGCTCCAGCGACCCCACACACCTCACCAGCTCCGCGTGGTCTTCGACCCGGGCCGCGACCCTCGCGCGCCGCAGAGCGACCCGCACAGCCTGCCACGGCTCGTCCATGCCGCTGGTGTCCACCACGCCGTCCAGGGTCGTCACGCCGACCACACCGGGAACGCTGGCCGCACCCCCTCCACCACCGACGGCTGCCCGTCAGCGTCCACCACCACGCACACCTGGGGGGCGAAGGTCTGCGACGGCTTGCCCAGGTCCACAGCCCCGCACGCCTTCAGCAGCTCCCACAGGCTATGCGCCGTCCCCGCGTCCGTCGCCACCTGTAGCAGCTTGCCGCCTGGGGTCGTCCAGGCTAACCCCGTTGTGAGCGGCTGTAGCTCGATGCCCTCGCTCATCGCGCCACCATCCACACGGTCAGCCCGGCGCAGCCCAGGGCCAGCAGGGCCAACACCACGTTCCACGCCAGCTGCGCCAGCGCCAAGCCCAGGGCCAGCACCACCACGCCAGCCGCTTTAATCCTCATCGTCAGCCTCCAGCTCCACGTGCTTGATACGCCCTACTGCGATTCTCACACTCTCAGGATCACGCTCAATGCCCATGAAAAACACACCTTCGCGAACAGCCGCAACACCCGTTGTCCCGCTGCCTGTGAACGGGTCCAACACCACGCCGCCCCGTGGGGTCACTAACCGCACCAGCCACCGCATCAGGTCAACGGGTTTGACCGTGGGGTGTGTGTTGGCGCGCTTCTGCCCATCTGGCGCAACCAGCCCCGCCTCGCGTTCGGCGCGGCGCGGCTTCGGGACGTATCTGAACCTGAAAGACGGAAAGAACCGCGCCGCCGTGCCGGTGTCGCCCAGGCCACCTGTCGCACCTGCCGTCGCAGCCCTTTTACCTCCACCGCTCTGCTCGCCCAGCGTGCCGACTGCGCAGCCCTCGACACAGCCCGCGCCGTTGTTGTCGCCGTCGCAGCCGGGGGGGTGGGCGAGCAGGACGTTCGGGGGCCAGCGCCCCCGTGTGAGCTGCCCAGAGCCCGGCGTATTGCAACGCTCCATCTGGGCGGCGTCGTCCCTGGTCGTAGCTACCCTACACCCGTCCACGTTCAGGCCGCCGACCCCATGCTCCAGCACGTTCGCAGCGACGGTGCCGCTCAGCGGCTTGCGGCAGAGCAGGATGGGCTCGGCGGCAGGCTTGAGCGCGGTGCCCCAGCCGTCCCACTGGCGCGCGGCGTCGGTTGCGGGCGCGGTGATATCGCCGCCGATCGCACCGAGGCGGCTCCCCGCAAAACCGCCCATATCCCTAACGTGCGAGCCGACTTTGGCGCGGTCGGCCGCCGCAAGGAGTGGTTGCCACGCTTCGGACAGTGCAGGCAACGCGCGAGCCAGTGCTGGCCAGTGCCGGGCCGCCGGGAACTGATGGTGTTCCCAATTCCAGCACGCGCCAGAGCGCGTACCCACTACCTGCTCGCTCACGTCGGCTCTAGACATTCCAGCCGATGCGCGGGCCGCCGCAAGCTCTGCGGCGAACCTGTCATGCGCCACGACACCCGGTCGCGCGTCAATCGCCTTCGACACGTCCAGCGACTTCGGGAACCCGGTTCCGTAAAGCCACTGGAGCGAGTCGCGTACCTCGAAGCCTGCCAGCCGCAGCGCCATGCCCATCAGGTCAACGGTGCGCGACCCGGCGAACGCGAGTAGGTGGCCACCGGGCTTGAGCACGCGCAGGCACTCACGCCACACGCGCGGACCCGGCACCCACGAATCCCACGCGCGGCCCATGAATCCACCACCGGCCGCCTCGTGCTCGTCGCCGTCGAGCCACGCCCGCAGGCACGCCGCGACCTTCGCCGGGCTCGTGTCGCCCAGCCCATACGGCGGGTCGGTGACGATGGCGTCAACGCTCGCGTCGGGCAGCAGTTGCAGGTAGTCCTTGCAATCAGCATGCACCACAGCCGCCCGGTCCCCGATGGTGATCACTTCACTCATCATCAGCCTCCAGCTCCACGCGGGCCTGCACCGTCAGCGCGCCCGCCAATCCATCGCCCAGCTCCGCGAGCTGGGACACGTCCACGCCGAACTGCTTAGCCGCCAGCGCCACAGGGTCCACCACGGCCACCTGGGCCACGTTGATCGTGGTCTGCGCCCCAGCCGCCTCGGCCCCCATATCCGCACCGATCAAGGCCGCTTGCCGCTTCTGGGCCTCGATAGCCACCTTGAGCAACGCCGAAGCGTCCCGCGCCTCATCGACACCCTCAAGCCGCCGCAGCGCCTCCACCTGTACCCGGTGAGCATCCCACCACAGGCGCTCGCGCCGGGTGGCCACGATGGCAGGCGTCAGCGCGTCGTAACGCCCCCGCGTCTCTTTGTTGAGCGCCTGGGTCGTGTGTAGCGGTAGCCCCGTCGCCTTCGCGATCTCGCCCAGCGTCAGCCCACGCCCGCGCGCCTCGCTGACCACGCGGCCCCATTCGTGCCAGACCGTGCCAACGCGGGCACCGCGCGCAGGCAGCTCCACAGGCACCATGATCCCCGACCACGGCCCCCCCAGCTCCATTTCACGCAGCACAGGCCCCTCCGTAGGAGGGGGGGCACGCTTGCTCTTTTTCTTGAGTGATTGCGGTGGGTTGTCTGCCGGAAGCTCAGGCAACATAGCAGGTTTGTTGACACGGCACCAGCGCCCCCAGCCGTCCAGGCTCACCCAGCGCCCACCGCTCTGCCCAGGGCGCACCCACCGCACGCGGCCCGGCTCCACGGCCACCACTACGCGCCCCGGCCCGTCCACGGGCTGCCAGTAGCTCCCGACTGCGGGCTCAGTCACGGGCCAACAGCCCCCGCCACACCTTGAGCGTGCCGACCACGCTGTCCACGCCCACCCCGCGCAGCAGCTTAGCGCAGCGGTCCAGCGCCGCCACCAGCGGGTCAAGCGGACGACCCAGCGCCATCTCCAGCGCCAGCAGGATGGGCTCCACCAAATCCGCCGTGCCGCGCCCCTCCAGCTCGGCCTGCTGCAAGTACATCAGCAGATCGCCTAGCTCCTGCTCAGCGTCAACCACCGGGTCGCGGCCGTTGTCTGCGCGGAGCTGGGTGCCGTACTTGTCCCGGCCGAAGGCGTCACGCGCCCGCACCAGCGCAGCGGTGTTGATAGCGCCCCGGTCGTGCAGGTGGCGCAACAGGTGCGGTGTCACCGCCTCCCCCCCGCTCTTGGGGGGGCGCTCAGGCAAGCTGACCCAGCCCCACAACACGCCGTCAGGCCCGCACACGCTACAAGCGCCCAGGCCATCGCACTCGGGGCACGCCATCGGCGCGGGGCTACGGCCCCGCTCTCGCAGCTTGTCACGGCAGCCTGGGCACCGGGGGTTACCCCCGTCCGGCGCGCCGCACATACCCCCACCGCTATGCCCTACATCCACCCCACGACCCTCTCAGCATAGGCCCAGGCCAGCGGCCCCGGCCTGTTACCTGCGTTGTACCTCGCGATGCCCTCCAGGGCACCGTAGCGGCCCGTCAGCGCCGCCAGCGCCCCAACCCCTGCCGCTACCAAGTCACAGCCCTCTAGCACGCGCTCAGGGCACCACCAGCGCGGGATCACCTGCATCGGCCCCACAGCCTGCGCGGAGCTGACCGCGCCAGCGTCCAGCCGCGACTCGTGAAAGGCAAGCGAGACGGCCAGCCCAGGGTCAACCCCGTGCGCCACAGCCTGCGCCGTCACGTCCACGCACACCAGCGCACGCGCAGGCAGGTCGGTGGCGTGCTCGCCCGCCAGCGCCAGCAGCGCGACCACGCACGGCTTGGTCAGCCACCACATCAGCCGCCCCGCAGCTTGTCGGCGCGCGTCTTGAGATCCACGCACACGGTATTCGCGCAGTCGACCACCACAGGGTCCACCGTGTCGCCGTACAAGGCCGCTTTCTCCATGCTGCTACGCACATCGAACAAGCGCGCCAGCAGTTTGACCGCGTTGTCGCAGCCGTTGCCCAGCAGGTTGTTGGCAGCGTCCACCTCGCGCCGCACCTCGGCCGTGGCTCGCTGATCGTCCTCAGTGCTCACTGGCTCGCCCGCCACGCGCTCAGGTCCTCTTTGCTTACCCAGCCACGCGCCACGTTGCGCCCGTCGTCAGCGAACACCGCGAGCAGCGAGCTGTAGCCTCGCATGGGCACCAGCTCATCGGTGGGCAGCAGCTCATCGGCCGTGTGTCGCAGGTCGGTGATCGTGATGCGCCTGGGTCGGTCGCTCGGCCCACCCGGCCCGTCGATGAATGCGGTATTGCTCATCGGGCACGCCAGTAGACGTCAGCGTGATGGTCGCGGCGGGTTCCCGTGCGCTGATCGCGCCAGTCGTACTCGCCGAGGGTCCCGATTTGGCTCGGCTGCTTGAGCCCGGCCGGGATGGACGAGTCGCCGCTGAATTTGTAGTAGAGCGCGGTCCCGTTGCCGGGCGTGCCCGAGTAGGGATGGAATTTGACCACGATCTCGTCAGCCGCCTCGACAGTGACGGTCCACGTCCCGCCCGCGCAGGGGAACGAGCGCGATCCCGGCGTGAACTGGCACTGAAGCACAACACCGTTCACGGTGAGCGCCGCGCCTGCGGGCTCGTTCTGCCAGTAGACGTTCAGCGCGAGGATGGGCTTGTTGTCGCCGTTGCGGACCACGCCGAACGCGCGGTTGACGTACCACGGTGAGGGGCAGACGCCGCCATCAGCCTGCGCGCACGGCATCGGCACGTCAGAGTCGGTGTCGCACATCGTCGCGCCGCCGAGCGGCAGGCAGAGCACAAGCAGCACCCCGACCAGAAAGGACCGCATCATCATCTCCCCAGCGGGTCACACCCGCGCATCAATCCAGGCCACCGTAACCCCAGGCGGCTAACTGGTCAAGCGCCGCGCGCCAACCGTGCACGCACGCCCAGCGCCAGCCCCGCGCACGCAGCTTGTCACCCCAGGCCCGCTGATGCGCGGACAGCTGGCCGCCCCCCACCCGCTTTAGCTCGATAGCCGATCCCCCGCGCTGCACCAAGGCGAGCACACGCGCCAGCGCGTCAGGGCTCAGGCTCAGCAGCCGAACCACCATATCGCGCTCCAGCTGCGTCTGTGGGCGAAGCTGGTTAGGCGCATCGAAGATCAGCAGGTCAGGCACCCCCGGCTCCATACCCTCGCGCTTGAGCGCCGCACCAGCTCGCCGACCCCCTCTCAAGTTAGCCCCATTCGGCACCGCCGCAAAGCAGATCCCCGCCCGCCGCAGCCGCCTCACCAGCTCCACCTGCTCACTATGCTCACTTGGCATGAAAAAACGACCCGTCACCTAAAAAAACGTAGTAATAACAACTGTTTGCAGCCGCGATTTGCCCCCTGTGCCGGGACGTGCCGAGTACCCGTCACGCGATAACCCTTACGGCTGCTGGGTTTACAGCAAAGGTGACGGGTGACGGGTCAACCCCAGGGACCTAGATGCTGGTGCGCCTGTAGTAGAAGCTGGAGCCCTTGACCCGTCACCCGGCACATACTGGTCTTTCCCCTATCTTAACGCTGGTTTACACGCGCTGGGCACCCGGCACAACTAGTCACCTAACCGATCAGGTAGAACCACCCAGCGCGCCGTTTTACGCGATTCACGTCCCGCCGGCTGTTCAGGCGCTCGCCAAAGATGCGATTGCTGAGCTGCTTGTGGCCATTCTGGCGCGCCCAATTCACATATTGCTGGTAGAGCATGGACGCTTGATGGTCCTGCCCGTTGATGTTCTCAGCCTCACCCAAGAAGCACGCGATCTGGTCAGCGGACGACTGCCAGCGGCGCAGGGCCTCCTGGCAGCTGGGGGGGTCGATGTAGCCGCCGTCCAGCACCCCGGCCACAGCATCCACCGCCCAGCTCAGGATGAGGCCCCGCTGCGTCTCCACAAGGCGCTTGGTGAGCCCCCGGTCCTGCTCATGGACAGCGAAGGTTCGGGTGAAGGGGATGATGCCCCAGCGCCGCCAGAAGCCGTGACTATGGTCCCGCACGCCGGGCAGGCTGTTGGCGGCGAACACATGGCCCGCCTTGGGCGTGTAGTCGTAGGGCGCGGAGTAGATGGCGCGGCCCTCGGTCACGTCCCCGCTGATGATGCCCTTGACCTTCTCGCTGCTCAGCAGCTCCACCTCGGGCAGCTCCGACACCAAGTTGATGCGGGAGCTGGACAAGCGCGCGCGCCGGTACTCGTCGCCCCACTCCTGGGGGCTGATGGCCGTGCATGCCTCGGGGGGGAAGAGGGACCGGATCACGTCCAGCAGCACGCTCTTGCCGTTGGACCCGCTGCCCAGGAGGATGAACGCCTTTTGAATGCTGGTGGCCGCGCCGCAGGCCATCACGCCGATGATCTGGCGCACCAGCTCGCAGAGCTGGCTAGCGTCGGGCTGGTCGCGCCAGACGCCGCGCAGGAAGGCGATGAACGCCTTGGGCTCAGCGTTGGGCGTGTAGTCGAAGGGGACGGCCATGCGCGCCCGGTGGTCGGGGCAGTGGGGCACCAGCTCGCCCTTGTGTGGGTCATAGAAGCCGTTGGCGAAGGCGACCCCCGGGGCCTCGTGGTCGAAATAGCGTTGCATGCGGTAGCGGCGCAGGGCGACCTTGGCCGCGCCCTCGCTGAACTTGGCCGACACCTTGAGCGGCCTGAATTGCGGGTTGCCGTCTCGGTCGTTGCCGGCGGCGATGGGCATGCCGTCGAAGCGGTCAGCGCGCCGGGCCAGCTCTGTACCGTCGTGCGACTCCCAGACGCCCAGCTCCGCGTTGTAGACCCAGAGCATGCCCTGGTCCCCGATGGTGTCAGACGTGAACTCGTCCAGCACGCGCCGGGCTACCTCTACCTCGCTGCCCAGGGCGAGCGGCTGACTGTCCTCTACGGCGTCAGCATCCATCTGGTCCAGCTGGCGCGCCAGAGCCGCGCCGGGCTCGTACCGCTCAGCTGACCGCGCGAGCGCGGCGACCTCACGCATGGGCAGGGGCGGGTTACAGCGCGACTCATTGACGTTGGCCAATTCCTCCAGCAGCGCCGCGCCGCCCAGGCCAGCCCGCCGCAGGCCGCCAGCTGCGCGCATCAAGAAGCCGTTACGCCCCCCCTCGCCCACGTTGCCCATGTTGCGCCAGCCCAGCTCCGCAGCGGCTACGCCACCGAAGCGGCTGGGGTCGACGCCGATCAAGCTGGGCAGCGTGTCCACGTCCACCAGCGGCAGCTGGCCCAGGCCGTGGGCAGGTAGGCGCTGGGGCACGCCATCGCGGTTGACGAAGGGCAGGCGGTAGCAGCGGCCCCACTGGTCCAGGGTGGCGGGGTCAACGCGGACGCCCAGCTCCCCCAGCGCGAGCGCGGCCCGCTTCTGGATGGTGCAGAAGCCCGCCCGGTCGGTGGGCGTGGCCAAGGCGAACAGGATGCGGCAGCCGCCCCGCGTCCGGTAGTAGGCCCAGCCCAGCTCACGCGCCGCGCCCTGGGCCAGCTCGTGCCATGCGTCGTCGGGCTTGTGGCCCTCGGGCTCACAGTCGAGCGGGATCAGGCTGAACGCGATGGGGTAGTCAGCGGGCGTGTCCTTGAGCAACCGGGGGCAGCGGTCCTCACCCGTCAGGTGGTAGGGCACAAAGTGCGCGTCGGTGGCGTAGGGGCGGCGCATGGCCGTGCTGGCGTCGACCACGGGGAACGCGGGGCCGCTGGGGTCGTCCTCACTCCAGCCCAGCACGTTGCGAACGGGCCACACTACGATGGGCACCGTCACAGGCTCACCTCAATGCCCAGGCCCAGGCGGCTGGTCAGGCTGCGCGCCACAGCTTTGCTCACGCCCGCAGGCACGCGCACGCGCGCGGAGTAGACGCGATCAAACTCGGTGATGCCCAGAGCCTCCAGCGCCTCCCACTTGTCCACCTGCACGTCGCCCCCGTTGCACCAGCTCCACGCGGTTTTGCGCGTCACCCCCGCCAGCTCCGCAAGCTGCGCCTGGGTGAGCTGGTGGTCCTCCATATAGCCCTTGATCGTCACGGTGTACCTCCTTGGTTGACCCCGACACTATGGCGCAAACCTACCCAAGTAAAGCGCGTCGTGACTTTCTTACCTCACACACACGATTTGCTATTGCGTATCTGGTCAAGCTCGCCTAATGTCCTTCTCACCGGCCGATGGTGGCCGGGGCCGCCCCGCTAACGGGGCACAAAGGAGCAACGATGATGGTAGCACCCATCATGCAGAGCGCCACCCAAGACGACCGGATGGTGAGCGTCAACGAATTGGCGATGTATCAGCCCCCCAGACGGACGCGGAGCTACACGCCCGTCTCTCACAGTGAGGTCTGCGAGGTCGTGAGCAGCACGGCCAACCGGCTGGGTCTGGATCTGCTGGGCGAGGCCCAGGTGATCGTGACCCGCAAGGGTCAGCAAATGTTCGGCGTGATCAATGCGCGCTGGAACGATGAGCGCAACCTGACCATCGGGTTCCGCAACAGCTACGACAAGACGACCAGCATGGGGATCGCGACGGGGCAAAGCGTGATGGTCTGCAGCAACATGTGCTTCAGCGGCCGTGACGCGACCTTCATGCGCAAGCACACGGGGGTCAACCCGCTGCTGGACTTCGCCGGCATGGTGCAGACGGCCATCGGCAAGAGCCGCGAGGAGGCCAAGATGCTGGACGCGGACTTCACCAAGCTCCACGACAAGCCCTGCGCGCTGGACGACGGCTACGGGGTGCTGGGTCGCATGCTGGGCCATCAGGTGCTCACCCCGACGCAGGCCAACGAGGCTGTGCGCCACTGGCGTGAGCCGGTGATCGAGGAGCACGCCACGCGCAACGGCATGGGGCTTTACAACGCCATCACGCAGGGGCTCAAGCAGGGGGCGATGAGCATGGGCCGCTACGCCCGCGCGCACACGTTCTTGATGGCCCAGGCCGCCTGAGCGCCCTACTGCCCGCCAGCTCCGCGTTGGTGTGGCAGTGGGGGACGCAGGAGCCCACAACTAAGGAGCAAGGCATGAACCTGTTGGAAGAGTACGAGCGCATGATCTCGCGCGCCATCAGCACCGAGACGGGGGGCATCTACCCCCATCAGGCCTTGGGGCTGGATGAGGATGGCGCGCTGACCGTGTGGGCTCTGGATCTGCCCCCTGTGCAGGTGGTCGACAACATGCGGAACGCGGCTGCCTCGGGCCGGTTCGTTGAGCTGGTGTGGGGGCTGGACCGCAACACCCGAGACGGGCAGGGCACGACGCTGACCGACGTGCTGCCCGTGACGCGCTGGACGTCGACCGGGCTCGCCCTCGCCGCCGCCGACGTGCTCGCCGCTGCCGACGACGCCGAGCAGGTCGCGCTCGACGACGCGGCGAGCGAGTGGGTCGGTATTCGCTCGATGGCGGCGCGGGCGCTGGCGGGCGTCGAGGCGGCGCGCGCGATGGTGTCGAAGTGATGAGCGCCAGCGGGCTCGGCGCTTATCTTGCCGTCTCGGAAGTTCTGGCGGGTCGTAATCGTTGCGTGTCGCGCGAGGCCGAGCGCCTCGCGATGTTTATCAGGCTGGATGCCGCGCGAAAGATTCGCGGCACCTTCGCGTCACTGGAGCGAGGATACGAACGCGGCTGGACGTCAGCGCGTGATGGCGCGGACTTCTCACCGCGAGACGCAGGACCGTGCGGCTATGAGTCGGATGGGGTCTGGATTCAACTCTTCACAACGGAGGTGTCTTGACTAGGGCGCTCGGCGTCGTCGCGCTGTCGATGGTGCTGGCGGCGCTGCGGTTCGCTTGGAACGTCGCGCTCGCCTGCGTGGCTTGCGCCTGCGTGGCGCTAGGCGCGTGGCTCGTCCTGAGATGACCTACCACGCACGTCGAGGGCAGAACGCCCGCCCTCGACGATTCTAGGCGTGTTGGCGGGCCTGCTCAGCCGACGGGCATCGCGAACACGAACGGCGCTTGGCTGAGTTCCGTCTGCGGGGTGACGTTCGCGCCCGTGAGTACCGGCTTGAGCCGCTGGAGGTCCTGCCGCTGGCGGACAACGTGTGGTGGCGCGAGGCGGTCAACAACCGCGAGCTGGTGAAGCGCGGGATGCGCGCCAAGGCCGCCTAACCCACACCAGCCCTTCGGGGCTGGCTGCGGTCCTGTTCGGACCCCCCAAGCCGCGCCTTAGCTCCTTTCGGAGCGGCGAGGGGGCCCCGGTTCGATGCCGGGGGGGACCACTAAACGCAGCTTAGTGGCTGCTTGCGCGCCTGGGTGGGCGCATAGGGGTGACGAGGTGGGACGCGAGATCAAGCGAGTGCCGGCCGGCTTCGACTGGCCAATCGACAAGGTGTGGGGCGGCTTCACAAACCCGCACTATGTGCCGTGCCCGGCCGAGGGCTGCGACCACGGCACCAGCCTGCCGCTGCAGTGGTTGCGCGGGATGGTGGAGATGCTGCTGCTGCCTGCCATGCACAGGCCCAGTCGCGACCAGCGGCGGCACCCCTACTGGGACAGCGTGCCGGTGCCGCGAGGCGCGCCGCCGGCCAAGCTGCTGGAGCTGGGCGCGGGGCTGGCTGGTCGGGGGGCGGCCATGCCGGGCATGGGTCACGACGGCAGCGACCGCTGGGCGGCTACGACGCGCGTGCTGGCCGCTGCTGGGCTGCCTGAAGACTGGGCGTGCTGCGAGGTCTGCGATGGGCACGGCATCGACCCTGCGCACGTCGAGGCCTATGAGGCCTGGGTGGAGACCCCGATCCCCGAGGGCCCCGCGTACCAGCTCTGGGAGACGGTCAGCGAGGGCTCGCCGCAGTCCCCCACCTTTGAGACGCCGCGAGAGCTGGCGGACTGGCTGGGAGCCAACTACCGAAGCCGGCTCTACCAGCAGAGCGCGGCGCAGTGGTTGCGCTTCATCGAGGGCCCAGGCTGGGCACCGAGCGGCATCAGCGGGCCTGACGGCTTCAAGACTGGCGTTGCGTACATGGTGGGGGAAGACTGATGGGGCGCGAGATCAAGCTGTGGCCGCGCGGCGATATGGCACCTGTCAAGCGGGCATATGTGCCCGGGACCGGCATTAAGCTGAAGTGCGAGTGTGGGGCCGACATTGAGCAGAACTGGGGCCGCGACTACCCCACGACGTACCCGTCCGGCCCGTTCAAGCTGCACGGCTACTGTCACGAGTGCGATGCCGAGCCGCTGCTGGGAATGGTGACGCTGCAGGTGGTGGCCGTGTTGGTGCCTGCCGAGGGCTTCACGGTGGTTGAGCAAGATGGGGTGTTGCCGTGAGTCTGCAGGCCGAGGCCACACGCCTTGTGCTGGCTGTGCCGCTCATCCCGAGCTGCACACCGCACAGCTTCGCAACCGCTGCCTACACCTGCTGTGCGGCCCATAGGGCCAACCGTGCCCAGCGCGTGAAGGCTCTGCAGGCCTTGCTGGATGCGGGCGCGGCCAACACGTCGCCGCGCGCGGTGGCTGACGCTGGTATGCCGGAGGCGGCTGACTACTTGATGAGGGGGTGGTGGTGATGAGCCTGCTACTTGGTGAGTTTGACGGGCTGAGCGACTGGCTGCGGACCACGGCGCGCGAGTACGACGCCAACGGCCTGCAGGATGCGGCTGGCCAGCTCCTTGAGCTGGGCGACGTGGCCGAGCAGTTGGAGGCCCAGGCCGAGCTGAGCCGCAAGATGGAAAGCGTCTACAACGTGGTGCCGGGGCCGACCTGGGAGGCCGACTTGATCGCGGCCGTGTTTGAAGGTGCGGAGCTGGACGCCGAGATCATCGAGGTCTGGCCCAAGGTGGTTGACCTGCTGGGCGATCCTATGGACGTGCTGGAGACGCTGCGCGGGGTGCTCGCGCACGTTGACGCGCTGGCCGTCATGCTGGATGTGAGCCGGTCGGATCTGCCGGTCGACGCTGTGGATCAGGTTGTGCTGGAGCAAAGCAAGGCCGCGACCCTGCTGGGCTGCGCGCCCAACGATCTGGTGGGGCACACGGCGCGGCTGGTCGATGCGCTGACGGCGCTGGAGGACTTGCTACCGTGATCATTTCAAGCCAACTTGCAGCCATGATCGACGCTGGCGCGGGCGACTATCACGCGCTTGTCTACAAGCTCCGCGATGAGCGCGACAGGCTGGAAGACGCCCTTACTGCCGTAGTCAACAGGTTGACCGAGCTGGAGGATGTGGGCGTAGACGCATGGGTCGCAGACGCGGAGTCCCAGGTCCGCGCGAAGATGGCCGACGTGGACGCCATGCGCTTGCTGCGCCGGATGCCCTTGCTCTACAGCGCAGCGCCAGCGCCAGCGCCAGCGCCAGCGCCAGCGCCTGAACGCGCGCCTGACGGCCTGCTGTCCACCTGGGTTGTTGCCCTACCCAAGAGCCCCAGGCCGGTCACACGCGCGCGGCTGATCTACATTCAGGACCTAGCCCTTAGCGGCGCGCGGCTGGCTGCGCGTCCGTTCGTCGCTGACCGTGCTTCGGCCAACGTGGTGGATTTGAGTGCTACCGGCCTCATGGGCTCCGGGGCAGCTAACACCTTGCTCGCAGCTTGCGAGCAGCGCCAGCTGATCGTCAAAGCGGAGCGCGTGCGTGCGCCTGGGTCCGACCGTCGCCGCGTGAGCACCTACAGGTTGAGCAGCACATGATGGGCCGCTACACCTTGATCGTCTTGCTTGCGATGGCCGCCGCAGCCTGCGAGTATGCCGAGGCCAGCGCGACACCTGAGCGCGTGGTGATCTGCAAGACTGGACGCGGGCCTGGGCGGGTGCGCGTACCAATGGGGGTGCCTGTGATCAACGCTGGAGTTACGCCGGGCGGCACCGTGTTCGCCTGCTGGGAGGGGTGGCGCTAATGGCCTGGAAGCGAACCAGCCCAAGCCAGATCAAGACGGTGCGCCGCTGCGCGCGCCGCTGGTGGTGGCAGAAGATCAAGGGCCT